AGTAGCGCTGAGAAATAAACCAAAAATAAATTCACCATTGTTATAACACCCCACAACTATATAATAACATTGTATAGTATATACTATATAGTAGTAGTAGTATATAGAGAGACAGAGTAATCGTTTCTCTATATAGGATACATCATAACAATTTTTTATATTCCCCCCTCGCCGGGCCTTACATTGGTTACGATATGTTAGGTATGATGTGTGATGTGTTAGCCCCAGCGCAAAATAATCGTGTGTTAGGAGCAATGAAATGAGTGTTATGGGAACGCTAAGGGGTGTTTTTTTGTTGTTATCATTTTTCCCCCAATATTTATGGAAGCTATATTTTCCGAAATTTGATACAGCTCTTCTAACTGATTTTTTGCTACACATTACCCTGTCATTATTGGGTATTTAGTACCATTCTCCACCCTATCATATCAGTCACATCCCCTATCCGGCTCTATTCCCATTTTTGATACCCCTTTTTTCTATCGGTTCTTTTAATGTTTTTACCCTACCATATACTATAAAGTGGGGGAAAGTGGGGAATTGTGGGAAATTTCTCTATATTATACTTACTTTACCTAGCTATTTTACTTTCTTTTGGGTGTTGTGGGTTAAGTGGGAATATTGTTAGTGTATTACTATAGTATATACTACTACTACTTGTCTTCTATATACTATTATTAGTATTACTATATAGTATTATTTTTTTTGTGTTTATTTCCCACTCATTCACTTCGTTCATTCGTTCGGTCCAGCGCATAAAAAAACCCCGATGGTTTATCGGGGTTCTCTCTCTCTCTTTATGATTTAATTATCACCATACTCATTTTCAAGCATCATCATCCCTCACTATTTTAGTTCCATTCCAATCATCATATATTTCATATCCCCCACTTTTTATAACTGCTTTAAGAAATGGAATAATCTTTGTTAATTGATTGTCTGTTAAAGTTTCAAATTCGGGATGTTCTCCAAAAGTAAATTTATTACGCGGTTTTTTCTTTTGTTCGGGTGTATATCCTACCTTCTTAACGATACTTTCCATCTCATCATCTACTGCATCTGAATCTAAATCATATGAATCTAAAGTATTCACCATTTTTTCGTATAAATCCGAAGCCTCTTTTGCAAGTTTAGAATAAGACGGGGTAGGTTTTGGTGTTTGAGTGGGTTGACTAACAACCTTTGGTGCTTCTGGTTCTACACTCCATATTGTATTAGTATTGGCGATATCTAATTTTGTGTTATCTGTAAAATCAACCGTAAATGAGTTGCTACCACTATTAAAGCGTTTTATTGTTTTTCCTTTATATGCAGTTGGATTAGATATTTTAGATTCATTACCAGTTATAAAAATTGTTGTTTTATCTGTAAAAACAACAGTATACCCATATTTGGATTTATTATGTGTAAAGCTTTTTATTGTTTTTCCTTTAAGTTTATTTAAGTCACCCATAGGTCGGCGCATTTCCTTAGCTTCCACAATTACCTGTCTAACCTCTTCTCTGATTAGTTGTCTTAGTTGGTTTAGTTTCATTGTTTGTTTCCTCTTTAGTGTTATTTAATAATCAATTTTTAAGGGCATCTTTCACAATGAAATACTCATCATTTTTTAAATTATCTGAAAGAACACTTATAAAATCTGGCAAGTTTAGATTTGATTTTTTATATTTATCGGTAAAATATAGGGTAAGTTCCGTAATTGTTGGTGCGAGTTTAAAATTAGAATCACCATACTTTGAATATGTTTTTCCTGGCTCGTCATACTTACGACTATCAGGTTCAAGTTTTTTCATATACCCGGTATCGTAACCACTTACTAAAGGATTGTTATTTGCACTACTACTAGTTTTCAATTTACGATAATATACATCTCGTGCCTCTAACGCTAACGAATAATTAGAAATTCCGGCATCACGAGCGGCTGTAAATGAAATATCTCTAATTGCATCTTGATATTTTGCAATATTAAAGTCTTTTATGGAGGTTAAGGTGATTTTTATACCATTATCACCACCAGATTTTATAATTTGTACTTTTGCACCGGGCAGTTTTTTCTTAACTTCAATCTCAACACTCTTAATATCATTATTAGTCGCATTAGCAATAACCACATCATATTTAGATTTTAATGAAAGAAGCTCTTCTTTAAATGGTTCTGTTTCTTTTTTATATTTATCCATTAAATTTTTTGATACTTCGGCAAATTTCTTCCCAGCGGTTATAATTTCTTTTTTTAAAATATTCGCATCGGTTGTGGATGATTCATTTAAAGCCTTTTTAGCTTCCTCTCTGATTAGTTGTCTTAACTCTGATAGTTTCATTATTTGATTCCTCTTTGATTTATATTATATAAATATTGTTCTTTAAGCTAATACATCTTCAAATGGGTACTTATCCAAAAGCCCCTTTTCCTTACACCACTTCTTCCATTCGGATGTCTTAAATAACTTTTCTGTCAATTTATCCCATTCATCATTAATTTTGTGCATAGAGGGTCGTGACCAAAGTTGGTCCATACTTCTGGAGTTGTATAACATTTGTCTAGCACGACTTTCAATAAAGTATAACCTCTCCACATCCTTTATGAACTTAGGTGAGTAGTTGGCTTTATCAGAAGCGGATATAGTAACTTCGTTTATTACCGTTACAATCTCATCCCTAATCATCTGTCTTAACTCTGATAGTTTCATATACAATTATACCTTAACAATTTCTATTTTTATTTTTGGTTCATATCCGGCAGGTAATTTAGTTTTTATACCCCCAAAATGTTGGACCTTATCTGAAAAATATGTAAACTGAAATACCCTATCAGTTAAATTCATCACCACCTGCGATGATGTAAACATCTTTTCAGTATCTCTCTTCATATTCAACATCGGTTTTGTTGGGAAAAACTCTTTACGCATCGCTGCCGCAATCTCCCTCCAGTCATCAACACCATCAACTTGCTTTTCTGCCGTTATTTTCCGTATTTTTGAGGATAAGTATTTTTCACCTTCGGTATAACCCGCATCAGTAAATACATGCCCATGATTTGTTCTTACTATCGGAGATTCAATGTTTCTTAATTTCACCTCAGGCTTATGCTTTGATGTAGTTTCAATACTTACCATATATTTTGGGGATGAAATAAAAGTATGCCCCTTTAAAGCCAATTTACTCTTACCTCGATATGTAAGAGCAGACCGGATAGCATCAATTAGTTTAGGTTGCTTTATTATATTTCTGATTTTATTCCCATCAGGACCAGGCTTTCCACCCTTTTTAATAATTTTATGCTCACTTTCATCCCGACCAACCAAAAGAGCGGAGTTTACAACACCAATTCCAAACTCATTCATACCTTCACTCCAATCGGTTGTCAAATCGTATAAATATACTACCTCAACACCATCAAATAATGTATGGATAATCTCTAATTTGGGTTTATACGCTCTATCCCTATTTTTTGCGAGTATAAACTTATCGCCAACTTCTTTGGAAACAATTATACACTCCTTAATCATTGGTTGCTTAGTTTTTAGTATCTACTAACTTTGGCCATAAACTTAGCCCACTTATCAGGCTCAAATTGGTCCTTCATCTTAACTATTAGATTTGCTGCAGGAACTTTTAATGCGTTACTTGTCAATGATGATTTAACAACATAAGAACTACCTTCTTTTCTGTATATAGGTAAAACATCCTTAACATAGATAGGTTCTTTTTCTAATGAATCCAAATCTTTTACCAGTCCGCTCTTTTTTACTAATGCAGCTCCAATAAAGTTTTCAGTAGATTCTTTGATTACCGATTCATTCACCCCTTCAAGTAACCCAATTGCAATTTCTCTATCGTTATTATAAGTACCTTCTAATATCTTTACACGTACGATGTCTTTTTTGGCAATACTATCTCCGTTAAAAACTAAATCATTATACATTTTACCAACAGAACCTTTAATTCCTTTTTTGGACTTTGTATCGATTGATAATACTTTATTAGTTCTGCTAAAATAATCTAACATATCGTAATCAAGATCTTTAGCATCTACTGTTTCGCCAGGACCTGGAAAGTTTTTAGTAGATTCTTTGATTACCGATTCATTCACCCCTTCAAGTAACCCAATTGCAATGTTGTTTACTTCTCTTTCTGCACCAGCTGCGTATTTCTTATTTACGATTGCGATTTTGTTACCCGATACTTTAACAGTATACATAGGTATCATACTCGTTGAAAAGTCATACTTAATTCCAGCTTTTTTTAATTCAGCACCCACATTCATAAATGAACTTGCGTTTTTAACTGCTGCTTCTATCTTATCTAAATCAGCATCGTATTTACCTTCAGTTAGTGATTTTGTAATATTTTTAATCTCTTCTCTGATTAGTTGTTTTAGTTGTTGTGGTTTCATTTTATCTCCGTTATTATATTATAAATATACATTAACTATTATTCCAAAGTAATTTTGAAAATTGTGAGTACATGTATTTATCTACTAATTTGTTTTCTAATTTTCTAAATTTTGTCAATCGGTCTCTTTTCCCTACATATGCATCCCCTTCGGTTTCTAATTTTATTTGATGTGTTAGTTCATGTATAACCGCATATTCTGGGTCACTCATTTTTTTTACATCAAAGGAAATATAAAGGGGTTTCATTGTTTTGGGATTATATGTAGTTGCAGCACCGGAGCCACCAACATTACCAAACTTAACAGGTAATGGAGTTATCTTTTCGTTTCTACATAATGCTTCGTAATAAGCTTTTATGTTATTCGGATTATTTTGGTTTTCATTCAATTCTTCAGAAAGTATATATTGATTTAATTTTTTTAGTGTGTTACCAATATTATTATCTTTATGTAATATCCCAATACCCCCTGCGGCTTCCCACTTTGTTATAAAATCTTTTCTATCATCAATCAATATTGATGTTGGGGTAGCCCACTTTTGTTTTTGATAGTTGATTATTGTGGGTGGGTTTCCTAAATACTTTTTCACCCATATCAACTTACCCTTTTTGGATTCTGCTACATTGTATGATGGCGCTGATAGTATAATAGGGTCAAATCTTTTAATCTTTTTCCATAGTAATAAACCATTTTTCAATGGTGGTAATCCAGCCCAATACTGATGTTCTTTTATACCCTTTTGTTCAACAGTCTTATTGAAATCATCCCAAAATTGTTTTCTTTCTTCGGGAGTTTTGTATATTTGCCCAGTTGGTTTTCCCATAAACTTTTCATACCCTGCCACAAAATCAACCAACACACCATCCATATCGCAATATATTTGGTATTGTTGTGATTCTTTTAGTAGGTGGGTCAGTTTAATCATTTTTTATCATCCGTCAATGGTCCCCCAACAACCCAAGCATCACAAGTTCGGGCTGAAGCACATTTAAACTTTAAAAATCTACAATACCCTAACTTTCCAGCATTAATAACATCATAAGAATCTTTTTCAGACCCTATCCCTTTAGCAATACAATCTAAAGTTTTTGTTGTTATATCAAATGCAGCGCAATTACCACATACTGATTTTTTAGCATCATTTGGATTATCCAACTTCCACATATCAGCCTTATCCTGCCAAAATTTTTCATTTGGTTCATTTGGATTCAACGGCCCATACCCATATTCATTGATAGCTTTTTGCCTATTTTGTAAATTCAACTCTATGTTTTGAGTTGGAGCAGGGCATTTTTCAATCTCTGCTTCATTAAGTATTTTTCTTAGTTTAATCATACATATAAATATGATTTTTTTGTGTTATCCGTTATATATGTTGTGGTTTTTTTCTATTAAGATATATATCCCAGCTTTACCAAATGATACTTGATAACCCCAAAACCTATTATCCAAAGTAATTCCATAATCTTTTAAACAGGCTATTATTTTTGATTCACTTTGTCCACGAAATATAGCGTGAACAGTACAATCGGCGTAATCAATAGATACACCATCTATTTGGGATATCATCCATTTTGGGGTGATATACAGTTCTTCAACGGGTATTTGTATTACCATTCTTTATCCTCTTCATCAAACAAATCTAATCCTTTATATTCAGAATTGTTTTGTTTCATATTATCAACACCCCGTGCCCAACGAATGGACAGGGGTATTGCAATAAGTAGTATAATTAAAAATGATATCATCGTAATTGTGGGGTAATTAAAAAATGAATAACTTTAAAAAGTGATGTTCTTGAATCCTTTCCCTGTTCAGTCCATATCCACCTGTTTTCTTGTGAATCATCAATATGGGTTCTACCATCTAACCAATTTATCACCTCTTCCATATTCATATTCTTACACACAACCCCCCATTGGTCTATAATATCAAATCCTTTGTTTAGAGTGTATTGATACCTTCTTATTTTGAGGTTTGCTCCCTCATTATTAATTAGTGTTAATTCGTTCATAACTTATATTTTTTTTAATTGTTGGGGATGATTATAGTGCCGCATATCGTAATATACACCCCGTATATCCTATAGGTCTATACTCTTCAGGATTATCTAATACTCTTTCTAACATATTACGAATCATTTGTTTATCATCCTCATATGTTCTTTTAGGCGCGTCAATATCTTGAGGAAACTCAGGTGACCAAGTTAATGTTATACTTTGTTTTGGTTCAAAGTTTTCTGGGTTATATGTTATAGGTGCAAACACACATCCATCTTTTACAGGCTTATACATTTCTCCGGGTTCATACATTTTTGGAGTAAATGATATAGTATAAACATAACCTACTTTATGTTTATGAGTTGGGTTATCCGAATCTGATATTTTAATAGATTTAGCGGCATATGTGGTTTTACTATCTTCCGTAATACCCGAAGGGAGTTGCATCCATATGATTTTATCAAACTCAAAATGTTTGATAAGTTCTGTTTCTACTTGAATACGTTGTTCTTCTGATAGTTTAGTTATCGATTCGCTGTTATCATTATAGCCGTAAACTTTATCTGTACTTCCACAGATTGATAATAATTTGTTTGTTAAATTTGATTTCATAATTTATTTTTTTAATTTCATAAATGTTTCTTTTTGTGTTGTACTAGATTACCATACCCACCAATTTGTTTGCTACAAATATCACAAACAAATTTTTCTAAAGTTTTACCTTTGTTCCATGTAGGTTTTCCCTTTTTGGTTTCACTTATTTTGTTACTATGTTCTTTTGTTCTTGGTGGTTTTGGTTTCCTTAATTTTTCTCTATTCTCTCCTTTTTTCATTGGATTATTATCACCTGATAATGCAATGCTCATTTTATATCTATACTCATCAGATTTATGAAATCCATGTGATATTCTTTTTTGTATTGTTTCTTCGGATTGCGTTACCCCAATTTGATATTCTCTTAATTTTTGTTTTTGCTCTTCTGTTCTTGCGTATCTTAACTTTTCTCTAACTTCATCTGATGGATTGAATAACCCCTCACCCCCATCTGTCATATTTGTCAACATATCTCTACCATATTTTTGAATTAAATATTTTTCAGTGTCACATGCACCTTCCCATTCAATATCCGATTCAATAATTTCAACATCATATCCATATTTAGCAACAACGTTTTTCCAATGTATGTTTCTATTTCTATAAGAATAAGCTCTTTCTTCATAAAGGCCAATCCCAACATAAAAAACTTCATTAGTATTTTTCTTTTTGTGTAAATAAACAACTGCCATATATTATTTCTTTTGGTATAAATATATGAAAGTTGTGAAAAAGGTGTTTTAATTGTAGGTTATTTTTCATGTCAATTGGACAGGGGCGCTTTAATTGATGGATGTGATCGGTAATTTTCAATAGTTAAATGATTTACCGAATATGATGGTAAACAATCTCCTTCTTTCCATTTAACTTCATCTTCGATTTTCAAAGTAGGCAATTCAAACGGAATTCTAACAATTTGTTCTTTTGCTTGCTCAACGTGGTTACTATACAAGTGTACATCACCTAAATTACCAATCAATTCATCAGGTACCATATTAACTTCTTTAGCAATGATTTCAAGTAGTAATCCGTAACTAGCAATGTTAAACGGTAAACCTAAGAATGTATCTACTGAACGTTGATTCCACATTAAAGAGATTGCTCTGGTTGGGATGTTATACATTTCAAATTCAGGATTATAAACTCTACTATTAACACCCAATGTTTGACGTCGTCCACCTCCTGCTTTATTAAGTAATTCTATCCGTTCTCCTTTACTCAACTCTCTTGTATAAACTTGAAATCCATAATGACAAGGAGGAAGAACCATTTGGTCTAATTCTCCTACATTCCAAGCATTAACCATTAATCGTCTTGAGTCTGGATTTGTTTTAAGGTCTTGGATTAGGTTTGCGATTTGGTCTATTGAATTTTCTGTTATTTCGGTAGTTGGGCCCCAAAATGTTCCACCTAAACTTTTAGTATCCCTAGTTTTCCATTTTCTCCATTGCTTGCCATAGATTGGACCTAATTCACCCCACTTCTTAGCAAAGTCATCATCTGTTTTGATTTTGTCGATGAATTCTTCTATGTTATAAAGTTCAGCGCCGACATTTCCGTTTGAGTAAAATACAGGTTTTAACCATTTAGGATTACTTTGTATTTTATTACACTCCCAATAATTACGAAAAGCATCCCCTGTCCATATGTTGCAGTCATTTTCTAAGAGATACTTTATTGATGTATCACCTCGCAAGAACCATAACAATTCAGTTACAATTCCTTTGAAATACATTTTTTTGGTAGTTAAAAGTGGAAATTTACCATCTTTAAACTTGTATCTAATAGTGCGTCCAAATACGCTTAAAACCTTACCATTACGAGTATCCTTTTTAATACCATTTTCCAATATATCTTTCAATAAATCAATATACTGTTCGTCTAATCCATTTTTCATATTATTATAAATTTAAAATTAATGTTTTTATTTATTACCGAATCTCGTTTTAGTAGATTCTTTTCTTTTTCTTTATTAAATGTGTATGTTGATTTCACTTCAATTACTTTATTTTCTGATTTGATGTAAATATCAGGATAATACCGATGAGTTTTACCTTCATATTCATAGTGAAAAAAACCAATCTCATCGATTATATTCTGCACACCAACAATAATATCACTTTCTTCATAATCAATAACTAACTTGGTCAATACTTTTGGTTCATATCCTTGAACTCTAATAACCTTTCCAGATGGAAACTCAAAATCATGGTATGAATACCCACCAGATTGTTGTTTGACATTTATACTATCTACCTTTGATACCCATTCCTTACCATATTTTTCTAAAGCGGAGTTTACACACTTATCATACCAATCATTCGTGGTTGAATAATACTCAACCCCATACTTTTCTATATTAGTATTTTTCATTTTAGAAAATAATTCATCTGACCCCATACCAACGCCCCCATATCTTTCAATACATGTATCGTTCCTTTTTGTGACTATTTCATTAGTTCTCATGGCATAATCACCCCAATTATTGATATGTGATTGTTTGTTTTTTTCAATTATTTCTGGTAATTTTGATGCTATATCAACACCATATTTATCAATATTAGTATTTTTTCGTTTTGATTGTATTTTATTAATTTCATTTTCAGACTTATTATTCCAAGTAGATTTCATTTTTATAATTTGGTCTACATTTATATTTGAACAAACACTAGAACAAAAAGTCTTTTTAACATCTATTAGTAATTTATCACACTCTTTACAGTTTTTAGGTTTGTTAGCGTAGCCTTCTTTTAAATAATTAAATCTAAATCGTAAGTGGATTTCTTTAGGTAGAAAATTAGTCATATCAATTAGTGAGTTAAGAAATTTTTCATTTTCTTTTTGACGTAGTTTTTTTGTGTTAATACCACCTTTTTTATTTTTAAATTTGTTTAATATTTCAGTTATAATATTCATAATGGTTTTCCTTTATTATAAATATTATGTAATAACGGAAAAGTATGAAAAATCTTAAAATAATTGTTTATCCAGGGTGTTCATAATTAAATTATTTTAGTTCCTCTAACGACATATCTGATTTCGTTCATCACTCTATTATCACCAACAAAGGACAATAATCTCTCCTCAAAAACTTGGTAGATATGGGTAAAGTTATCATTTATAAAATCCTCCAACACTTTTTTTATTCCAGAGTTATCTGCAAGATTTGAAAAGTTTTCATCTAAATTATGAATTCTTAACAGAGGTACTTTTGTAATTTGACAATGGAATGCTCGTCCATTGTATTCAAATACAGGGTGTTCTACTTTTGTTATATTAATGTTTAATTCATTTAATGGAATATTGTACTTCCACGAGTCATTTCCCTCACCTATGGGAGATGTTTTTTCCTTAATAAATTTATCAAATGCTTCAGCCCATCCTAGTTGATTCCACACGGATACATCACCAAATTTATTTTTTATTATTTCTTTATTCATAACTTTCTATTATTTTATAACTATCAAATTTTAACCATACCTCATCTTCATTTAGGTTTAGTGTTGGGGAACAATTATTTAAAATACCAGACTCGCAAATTCTTTTATATTCAACATCTTTCACATAATCTGATTTAGGTATTTGTCCATATCCAAGATTACATTTTTTTTGCCATTTATAAAAAAAAATCACATCTTGTTCTTCAGATAGAGGTATAATAAATTTTCTTTCATCATTATATCTACCCTCAAACCATTTTTCATTAATTTTAACTTTCATAACTTTCTATTGTTTTATCGTTGTATGTTATTGTGATTAGTTTGGTTGGTACATTGTGTTTGTCGCACATATAATTAGCAAAATCAAATTCTTCCATATTAGGTGTTAGGTCAGCTATCTTCCATCTTTCCATCATATCTAACTCTCGTTCTTCAATCTTCAACCCCCACCTTTCAGAGAATTCTGTATCGGTTTTACATTTGTTGATGAATTCTTCTTTTGTGTGGGGGATGGGTATATTTATTTTACCAATAGGAGTATCAACTTCCACTTGGTTTAACCATTTGATATGACCACCTTTTAAGTAGTTCTCATACGCCTCATTAATAGTGCTCATAGTTTCAGTTTTTTGATAAATTCTTCGCCAATTTCGGGGTTAAACAAAAGGGAAACCCACATCACCCCCGTGAAAATTAGAAAAAACAGTGCAAACAATGACGAGAGGAAGATGAAAATAAAATTAAGCAGGCTACTCATAACTTTCTATTATTTCGTTGTTGTATGTTATTGTGATTAGTTTGGCTGGGATGTTTTGACTATCCATATATTCCATTGTCTTAGGTTCTTTGTAATGAACTGATACCCAATTATCTAATTTTTTCATCAGTTCATATCTTTCAAGTAAACTCAATTCTCTTTCCTCAATCTTTAATCCCCATGTTTTCGAGAACTCTGGATTGGTTTTACATTTGTTGATGAATTCTTCTTTATTAGTAATAGCATAGTTTGATATTGTAGTGTCGTTCATAAACTTATCTAACACCTTTCTTTGGTAATTAGCCCAAGCATCACTAATAATCTGATTCATTTTTTCGTTATTCATTTTTTATATTACTGCTATAACTTTTGTATTTACTTCATTGGTTTTTATTCCCTTTTTTAACACATTTTGAATGAAATTAAGAGCATCATCATAACTATCAAATAAAGTAGTAGAGGTGTAATCCCCACCATCATAATGTCTTATAGACTTCCAATAAGGTATTCCTAAAAAGGTTTTCCTTTTCTTTATCCAAAAATATGGTGTAGATTGTTTACCATACTCATTTACATACACACTTTCAAATATTTTGTAATTGCTCATAGAAAATCAGGTTTTTTGTAATACTCCCATACTTCATCCAATTGTTTTGGGTCTTTCACCCACATAATCCAATCATCTTTTTTAATTTCTTCCTCCAACACATCAATGTAAAATGTTTTCGGTGTAAATGGAAATCCTTTGATTTCCAAAGAACCATGAAATCGGTTTGTATTGTTGATAGCATCTTCTCGGGTCATATAAATAGATCCCGACCAAGTTGTTCCATTAGGACATCTTTTGATAATAGCACTATTATATGTAACCCTACCATCGTTATCCTTAAACAATCCAGTTTCTCTTTTATTTTGATACCAGGGTTCACCTGCTAAAACACTAGCATCTCCCCACTCTTCATCTTTACCTGTAATAGGCCCCAGTGGTTTGTAGTTAGCTAATTTGTGAAATAAAGAGGCTACAATTGGTGCTGAACCACCTGAGTGTCCTTGTTTTGCGAAGACTTCCATTAGTTCCATAACCGCCTCTCCGATTGCTCCTCCATAATCAGAATCTTCATCAAAGAAGCCTGCTAGTTCTAATTCAAATTTTGCGTGTGATGTTGTGCTCATAATTTTATTTTGAATTTGTAAAGTTTACTTTTCCGTTAGGCATATCAATATTAATTGAGCTCAAAAGGCCTTTGTCGGTAGTAGTATTAGTCAACCTTATTCCAGTTCCATATTTTTTTGGATTAGGGACCATCTTATTACCTATAATACAACCACATATACCACTTCCACCATTTTTTGGATTACAAGAGCAAATACTTCCATAAGGAACTTCATCGGGTTCTGAACTTAGACTGAATCCACCTGGATGACTTTTGTCCCAAGTTGGAATATTTGGAATAGTTTCATTGTGTGGAATAGATATATCATCTTGAATTTTTTCAAGAGCATCCAATTGTTTTTTGAATGCTTTTCTTTCAGTTTCTAAAACTAAAATATCCCTATCAAGTGATTTGATATGTGATTTAATATCACTAATTGCTCTTTCAATTTTGTTCATAGTATTTGTTTTTTCAGTTTTGTAGAAACCAAGACCTACAACTTCTTCCCAAAGTTGAGTCATAGTTGTTCTAATGGAGTCTTTTTGAGCTTGGTCTAAAAAACCAAAATCGTGCCTATATCGCATCGCCATAGAGTCAATTAATTTTGGGTCTGGTTTCATAATTAATATAGTTTAAAAATTTTTTATTTCTCTTTCTACTTCCACCCAAAAATTACTTTTCGGATGATTAGCCCAATAAGCAGTTTGGGATTCATCATCATCTTCTCTCATAAACTGAAATATTTCATTCACGATTGCCAATGCACATTCTTTGTAGTAAATGTTTGTTGGGAGAGGTTTCATTATACCATCAGAGTAATCAATTGATTGATTTTTACTGAACATAACTGATGTTATCAGTTGTTCGGCTTTTTCTTTTGGTGTAATCGTGATTGGTTTGTATTTAGACATACATTTGTTGTTTATAGTTTTACAACCTATTAATTAATCAATTTTTGATTTAAACCCATCAATCAATAGAGATGCTGTTGCGTAATTTGTAGCAAGTGGTACATTATAAACATTACACACTCTCAATAGCATATTGACATCTACTATGTGTGGGTGAACTGCTAATGGGTCTACAAAGAAAACAACCCCATCTATCTTTCCATCTGCTATCATTGCTGCTATTTGCGCATCACCACCCAATGGACCTGATTTTTTCTTTTCAACTTTAATTCCGGCGTGCTCTATATGAGTGCCCGTTGTACCTGTTGCAATGATTCTTTGGTTTTTGAAGAAATCTAATCTCTTCATTATAAAAGCCACCATATCGGCTTTTTTACCATCGTGTGCTATAACTGCGATATTAAACATATGTAAATATACAAAATTTATTCCATATTTACAATACTTTCAATAATTTTTTTTACATTTTTTGAGTGAATTTTTACTTTGATGACGCCTTCACCATCAACTTTAATTCCATCCATCAATACCTTTTTAAGTTTGGACAATTCATCATCGGTTATTTTATTTTCAACCGGTATTAATTCTACATTCAATTCCAAAACCTGCTCCTTTTGTGAAAAATAATATTTGGAGTTACTAAACCATATAAATTTATTAGGGGTCAATAATCCTTTCAAAAAGGAAATAAACTTGACCGGACTCATAACTACAATACTCCATATTAAGTACCTACTTCTACCTCTTGAACACGATACTTTCTACCAGTTGTATCTAACTGAGTAGCCTGTTGAGCAAAATCTTCTGCTTCTTCTAATGTATCAAATTCATCTACCATATCATCCGCATCCAATTTTGCTACCCAAATCTTTGGAGTGCTTGCAAATAATTGTTTGTAAACTCTAAATTTTATTGCCATTTTACCCCTTTTTAGAAATCATCCCCATCTCGAACAGAATTCCACACAATAGCATGACCTGAAGATTGTGTTATTTGTAGTATCGGGCCATATATAGGAACACCTGCTGTAAAAGTTAATCCAGTGCTAGTACCAACACCAATAAACCCACCATTTGCAACAGGATTAATACCATCCGTTTTCATTCTAATAACAGCAACCGATGATTGTATTGGATAGTAACAGTACGCAGTTGATACAATAGTACGATTATTAATAGAGCCTGATGGAACTGAAAAACTCATACTCACAGAGCCCGATAGATATGTTCCTCCACCTAAACCAAATTCACTTTTTAATGGATGTATTTGAGCCATTATTTTCTCCTTTTTATTTTATAAACCACTCTTTTTCAATGCTCTTGCAGTTTCAACCCACTTTTTACCAATAGGGTTATACACAGGCCTTCTCATAAATTCATTTACAGCTTTTTGAACTGCGGCTGGTGGTGGACCATAGGTGGTGTTATCAATTATTCTATAATCTTTTGCACCAAATAAGGTTTGAAACTTACCCATGTTCTCTTGACAATCTTTCCAAATAGATGTTACTAACTCATCTGATAATGTTCTATCTCTACCACGATTTCTTTCCTTAGCAACTTCCAATGATGTATTTACAAACACCATCATACAATCGTATCCCAATGATTCAGCGTGCTGTTTTTGTTTTTTAATTTTTGCAAAATCATCACCCGTTCCATCTATAATTAAACCTAAACGGCCTGCTTCATAGAAATCTCGTTGGGCCTTAGTTATTTGCTTTGCTCTATCCCTAATACCATTGGGTACTTCCGTAATTTTCTTCCACAATTCAGGCTCTTCTTTTTCAATTCTACCCAAATCTTTTGGATTAATACCATTTTTCTTTAATTGTGCTTCAAACGCAGTATCGGAATTAATTACTTTTAATCCAGACTGAGCAAAACTTGCTTTGAATCTTCTATCAATACCAAATATTTCTTCTGCGGTGAAACTTTTGCCTGAACCAGGCCCACCTGCCATAAATATACATTTTAATATACCAGGGTCATCAACACCTTCTATAAGGTAATTATTCTGAATAATTTTATTAAGTATTTCTTTTAATTTCATTATTATACTCCCAATATAAATAGTTATTTTTTTGTTTTAAATGAGTTTGAAATACCCTTAAAAAATCCAACAACAAATCCGGCAATTAATGAAATTAAAAATATTGGCGCAAGGATTGGCCACATAAAAGGCCACCCAATGATAGCACCATCACTTAAAGTAAATTTTTCATCAATGAACCTAAGTGCGTACAATGTAGGGCCAAATATTAAATAACCAACTAAGTATATTTGAATATATTCTATCATTATTTCCAACATCTTTTAAGTACCGCAATCAAATCCCTTAAATCAGTTTCATTTTTTATTTTGAAATGGTCTGATTCAAAGAAATAACAGTACCAGTTATCATCTTTGATTTCATCGCTGGATGATGATATCAAACACAAATCACCAACATCCAATGTATAATAGTGCCAATCCATAGGTGCGCCGGATTCTTCAGCAGTTACAATTGTTTTTTCAAATCCAAGTTCTAAAAATATTTCTTCTTTCATTCTTCAGTTTTTTTAAATTTAGGGCTACAACCCAAATAGATTGAGTTTTTGAATGGTGTTACTCTGTGAGTTTTAATTTTATGTTTTTTAATAACTTCATCTACAATTTCAGAAAATTCGTATTCACAAATTTCATATGCCATAAAATCAATTACCTTTTGCCCATTTTCATCTATAGAGGCGTTATTCACTAATTCATCAAAATCAGCTGGTGGGGTAGATGCTTTATATAATTTTCTATAGCATTCCCTCATTGCTTCTTCTTCTTTTGCTGTTACATATATCATATTTTTTATTTAATCACCACCAACCTCTTTTAAGGCATCCGAAATAACTTTAACAATTCTATAAGGGTCTGCGTTTGAAGCAGGCCTTCTATCTTCAACATATCCCCTCCAAGCTAATGATGTTTGAATGGGAACTCTTAAAGAAGCACCTCTATCAGAAACACCCCAACTAAACTTATCTATGGATTGTGTTTCATGCTTTCCTGTCAACCTTTGTTCGTTTGATGAACCATAGTTTTCAATGTGTTTTGCATGTCTACTTTCAAAGACATCAAATATTTTATAAAAGTATTCCATCCCCCCAATACTTCTCATCGTATGATTTGAAAAGTTACAATGTAACCCACTACCATTCCAATCACCCATAACAGGCTTTGGGTGAAACTCAATTCTATATCCCCACTTTTCGGATAGTCGCTGTAAAATATATCGAGATATCCATAAATCATCTGCAGCAGATTTTGATGAGGTATTAAATATTTGATATTCCCATTGCCCCAAAAGAACCTCTGCGTTGGTGCCTGTTATTGATAATCCGGTATTTAAGCATATTTCAAGATGTTCATCTACAAAACTTCTACCATTTACCTGTTCAGTTCCCACACCACAATAATACTTACCTTGTGGTGCTGGAAATCCATCTTTTGGAAAACCAATCGGTCTACCATTTTTTACAATGGTATATTCTTGCTCAAACCCATACCACACACTATCGTAATCGGGTAAAATGTGCCGTATGTTACTTTCGTGGGGTGTTCTATCTGTATTATAAACTTCACACAAAACAAAATAACTTTTATATGACCCACCATCCATACAATTTTTGTATAAAGCAACAGGTTTAAGTATTCTATCTGAATAATGTCCTTCGGCCTGTTTGGTGGATGAACCATCAAAAGACCATTCCGGACAATCAGATAAATTCATATCTCCTTCTTTTGCAAATATTTTAACTTTGCTCCTTAAATTGGGTTCAGGTGTATATCCATCTAACCAAATATATTCTAATTTTACCATATTTTTTTATATTTTAATCCACTTTTGTTCACTGCTTAATTTAAAACTACCTAAGTGTTGTCTGTTCCATTGATTCGGTTCTATTAATGATAGGAATGGTTCTCCATCATTTCCAATATATAAATAGTAATGTTTACCTATTATGGGTTCAAAATTGAACTTTGATTTATATACCAACTCATTCCACCTATATTCCTCAACAAGTTTTAAATACTCTTCTTTTAATTCCTCAAATTTAGTTGATAGTTGATTATTTACTTGAACGATACCCCTATTTTTCCATAGGTTTATATTATCAGGCCGAATAGCAGGTGCCCCTACATTGCTACCATAAGGTAGTAAGCCGGGGCTTTCTGCAACATTATCACTCATTTATTTTTCCTACTTTAAGTTCACCATCATATATTAAATATTCTTTTGAAGGTAGAGCATCAATCATATAGTATTTACCCCCCATTGATTTATCTGTTGTTTTTATATCAATAGATTTAACTCCGGTATGTCCTACGATTTGTATAAATCTACCTTTGATAGAATCTTTTCCTCTTTTTCGATTTGACATTAACAAAGATCGTGGACGAATCCAAATTGGTGATTGAACTACATCATCACCATAGGGGTCCCACCCATTAAATTTAAAAATAGATGGGGTGTATGTGAATGTTTCATTTAATTTCTCAACCAAATTATCACAATTCCACATATTTCTAAACCACCTATCCATAAATACTGAAGATACACCTGCGTGTGTGCATAGAAACTTATCAAACGAATATGCCATTTGAAGATGTTCCATATTTTCTTTCAGCACCATTTCTATATCAAATTTAAGAGCGGATTGAAAACCACTATAAGTTTGACCAACATTCATATAATGAAAGTCGTGATTACCTACTAATAGGATAACCTCTTTACCGCTTGTCTTTTTATATTCAACTATTTCCTTAAAGTTGTGTATTTGGTCTATACCTGGTATACTAAAACTATCAAAGTAATCTCCAATAAAGATAACCCTATCAGCGTTTTCTTTTGCTACAATGTCCTTCCAAATTGGACGGCCATGGATATCTCCAATGAATATTGTTTTCATACTTAAATATACAAAATAATTTCCGTATTTCCAAATCTTACTTACACAAATATATCGTATTACTGGTGTTACCAATCGTTTTTAGAACCAACTTTTACTAAATCCACACTTTCTGAATAATAGCCGTTTGATGAACCATACCAACGAATATCTACATATCCTTTTATGGTTGCTAATTTGTAAAATGTCCAAGTGAACGAATCTTCATAATCGTAATAGTTATCACCTTCTTCAAGTTTCTTCTTTTCCTTTTCAGCTAATTGTTCAGGAGTATGTTCACTTGAACTGTTTTCTTCTGCAACCAAAATAGGGCTACCTACCAAATCATTTAAGTCACCATTGATGTCATCTATTGATACGCCTTCGCAACAATCTTGTCTGTGGTACATTTTGTATTCAGTTCCATCATCAACAGTGAAAATGATTTCATCGTTGGCTTCGTTTTTTACTACGGCAGTTAATGTTTTGCCTAAAAGTTGTTCAATTCCGGTTTCCATTTTACTTATTTTTATTTACAAATATACAAAATAATTTCTATATTTCCAAATTTTACTTACACAAATACATCATATTCCTGGTGTATAAGTGAAGGAAAACTGGACAAATAAACGAGTTATAAAACAGTTTATTCACATTTTAATTTTACCACATTCAGTACATTCAAAATAATATACTGCTGGTCCACCTCTTCTCATATAATCATGTTCACAAACCGATTTTATAACACCAAATAAACTCAATAAAAGGTTGTGTGCTTCGTTTTCAGTTATTGTTCCCTGTTCAAGCTCTTTTCCTATTTTGATAATTTGTTCTTTCATATCTTTTACTGCGTTTATTTGCAACCGTTAGGTTCAATTAAATTATTGTTTTGAGTTTTTTAGTTTTTCTATCCACTCATTTTTGAACCAATCAATGTTTTTGATTTTTTCCACAAACATAACTTTTGTCATTGGGTCTGTATCAAAAGAATATCGTTCAATCACAGATTGGTTCTCAAATGATTTACAATAAAAGTCATAAAGTTCTTCTATTTCTTTTTCTTTCATATAAATATTTTTAAAGGTAAAACAATAATTTAACTAAACCTAACAAAAAAAATTTAATCCCAAGTACTACTAACATCTTCCAAGTTCTCACCAGTGAAAGATTTGAACCTAATTTTAAGATTATCTATAGTATCAAGTTCAATACCCCATATCTCATGATCAGTATTTTGTTGGTATAATTCTTTATCAGGTGTTATGATAATCTTAAAATTATCATTTTCCTTGTGAAAAAACATTTGTCCACGTTGTTCATCTTCCATATACTGAACAAAGTATTGTGTTATTTGGTTCAAATCTTTTATATTCATATTTTTATATTTTCATTGTTTCGAGATTTCCAAATTTAATCCCACCAACTCTTTAGGCCTGTTTTCTTATCTTTTACGATATTACAAAATTCTTCCCATTCCTTTTTTTCCAATTCAGCTGAATATGCAAATACTTCACCATTGTGTTTTCTTTCTTCATCTGTTAGATTATCTTCATAAGTAAATGAGTTGCCATCAATATCCAATGGAATAAAATCACCATCACGATCAATTAACTCACCACATTTTTCTTCAGCCATATCCATATACACATAATTATCCAATTGGTTTTTTAGGATTTCACTTGCTCTTTCCATTTTAGCCGCTTTAGGAATGCGGGTAGAATCAACTTCTGTACTTTTAGTTTTAGTTTTATCAGCCATATGTTCAATAGCTATCTGCATAAATTGTAATAGAGAATGGTAATCCCACCACCTAAATTCATAAAGTGGTTTTCTAAACCTCCAAACATTTTTGAAAAAGTTTATTGTACATTTTACCTGATAGATAAATTCGGTGTAGTAGTATTTAAGGCTGTTCATAGTCTGATATTAATTGGTTAAGTAAAGCTGTCCTTTCCTCATCTGTCATAATTTGATATTTTGAGAGATAATAATCATTTACTTTATTATCTTCTAAATACTGATGTAGTTCTTCTATGGTTCTACATAGTTCATTCCCATCTTTATCTGTCATTGTTAAATCGGTTCGTTCTCCAAAATTCTTTTCATAACACCACCAATCAAATGTTTCTTTACCTTCCTGACCATAGATTGAACCAATCAACATAGAAATAACACTTTCGTATGGGCCTGTAAAGTTTATATGGTCAATACCTGCTTCATATGCTTTATCTAATTTTTCTTGTTGTTCTTTAAGTTCAAGAACAATTCTTTCAAATACTTCCAGTCTTATGCTGTAATCCATTCTGTTTTGTTTTTAAGTTGAATAGTTTCACTCCCATCATACTCATTGATAATAAAATCTTCACCTTCATCTACCCACACTACGACTAAATCTCCAACTCCACCTGTATAAACACCCGGATAAGTATTTTCAACATACTCGTTTGCACTATCATAATCTTCCGATTCAACCAATTCTACTAACTTTGGGTCAAATATTGCCTCAAGAGGAGCACCCCAAGTATAAAATCCACTCCCAAATCCATATGAAATAAGAACTGCTACTTTACCATCTTTAATTACTTTGTTCATACTTTGGTCAATTTATATTTTACACCTTCAATTATGATTTCTTTGTTCTCACAAGGCGTGGGTCGGTGGTCTATGATTTCACCTCTTGAATTCTCATAATAGATTCTATTACCTTTAGAATCGTACTCCCACTTTGCCCATACTCCCGCTGAATTCTCAACGTAGATTTTATTGCCTTGAGAATCCCATTCATACTTTGCCCAATCACCATATAAATTCTCATAATAGATTGTTCTATCATTCTTGTTTTTGATTTCCAAGAAACCGTTGGTCTCAAAATCCCATTTGATTTGTTGTGCTATTGTTTTCATACTTTCATTTTTTATTTTCTAATTCTTCTAAATAATCCTCAATATCTTTTGAGGTCATATATGTTTTATTAAAGTCAGGCTCAATTGCTTTGATTTGTTTAATAGTATCTACTTTTTTACCAGCTCTGTAATAATAATCCTCAATAGCATCTGCTAAGTCTTGAATATATTTTGGTGCAGCAACTGAGATTCTTAAATCATACCAAGACCATTTTGTTTTATAGTCTGTGAATGTTATTCCTTTGGTTAGTTTTCTATGCAAATTATGTAGTGTTCTATTACGAACTCTTACAATTGATTTATCATTACCAAATACCTGAAGAAATCTAAGAAACCAACGAGGACACCACCAAGGTTTTGCTTCATAATCCATAGCTAAAACTAATGGGACCATAGCTTTATTATAGTATTTGTCATCAGGTACAGAACCTAAATAACCATACTTTTGGGAAAAGTTTTTGGGAAAGAATATGAAACAAATATCACTCCACTTTAAATCACGAGTATAAATTATTCCTTTCTTTCTTCCTTTCCAAAATAGTAGAGATTGTCCAAAGTCTTTGACTTTATCAATAAGCGGACGATTGTCCTTAATGTAAAATTTACTTTTTTTCATATCAAAGGGGTCTGAATCGTATAAGTCAGGGTTAATTTGTGTCATTTATTAGTGTGTAATATCGTTTACTCTTCCTTCGAAAAGCGCAGATTCAAATTCCTCAATAATCATATCGTATAACGGGTCATTTTCATCTATGTTACCATCAGCTGAAGATAGTGTATAGGTAAGACTTGCAAAGTCTTGCTCTTCAACCAGCTTATATTGGGTCCCTTCGTAATTGACTTTGATTATAGTTTTGTTTTGAATAATTTCAAATGTGTTCATAACTTTTATTTTATTTTACAATAATGGTTTAATTAGAGTAAAGGCTAAGTACCCCAACAAACAACCCATTAAGGCGGCGGATGCAACGAAAAATAGGTCGGTTATCAAATAAAAAATTCTGAATAGGTTGGTTCTCATATGGTTTCCTTTTATTGTTTGTTTAAATAATCAATAACTTTTTTGTAATGTTTCTTTTCAGCATTCCTAGCATCTTTCTCCAATGGATTATTCCAATACCCATAAAAAATAGAATATACTGCATACTTTGTTTTCACAGGTTGTAGTGAGTGTTGGTATTCGTGTATAATGGTAGTTACTAATTTTTGTAAAGTACGAATCTTATTATGATAAAGAATAATTTGGTTCTCATCAGGGTCAAAAGCACCATAAGTTAGTGGTTCATACTCATCACGAACCACCGATAATGATATGGGTATTTTGTACCTACGATTGATACCCATATTCTTTTTACACCACCGAAATACACGCTCTGATAGCAGTTTTTTTTCAGTTCGTGTCCAATTGGATAGGGACATACGTTGAGGATATTTTAGTTTTCTCATATCTTTTTCAATAAGTATAATGTAAATATACCACACAAATGGTATATTTCCAAATTTTGTATATTAAATTTGCGTTAAGTTTTTTGAGTAAAAAATTAACTATTAAAGTACTCCCTCAAATGAGTAACTTTTTCAAGTCCAGACTCAAAATTACCCTCAACCCACCAAAAAAACTGAGCCCTCTCCCCCGTCATACCATCATTGGGTAATTGATTGAAAAGGTTTTTGGCCTGTTTATGCTGCCCATTATGGATACTCTCCAAAATATACTCATAATACTCTTCTTTGGTTGAAAAACCAAAATCATTTAATAGTTCTGTCATTTTAAAATTATTTAATAATATAATCAATTAATTGGGTAATTAGATAAAAAACCGATATCAACTGATAAGCCATCATCGTCAAAAAGCCAAGCGTAATAATGGCCACCGATTGAACAAATATCCGAAGGGGTTTCATACTCATTAAGGTTGTTTCCATATCAATCATCTTACATAGTAAAGATACGAAGAAAACCCCATATTTCCAAGCTTTCTATATTAAATTTGCGTTAAATTTATCCACATTTTTTGTGGAAAAGTGTCCAATAAATTGGACAGTTCCTACTTAACCCTCTTTTTCCTAAAGAAACCCCCATAAGAACCCACCACAGAGGTTATAATATCCTTTGTAAGAGGTGTAAAGGTGTACTGCTTTAGGTTGGGTATCTCTACGAATTTAACTTCGGTATGCGCTCCCAGAGAGGCTTTTCCTGATACAAAATCACACATAAAGGGTATTAATTCCACATCATCCCCTATGGCTGGTTTGAACTGGTGAAATGGTTGTATTTCTATCCCAAGCTCCTCTCTAAACTCTCTGATTAGTGCCTCATACTCCGTTTCCCCATCATCCACTTTACCACCAGGAAACTCCCAATACCCACCCCAATTGGGGTTGTTATCCAATCGTTTTCCTATTAAAACCTTATCCTCGTTCCTAAGTAATCCGCAAACTACTTTAATCATCCTCTATTCTTCAAATATACCAAATTGCTTATATATGAATGGAGCACCCATTTTTTTCATTGTCATCGCCACCTTCATTGTTACACCAATTATTCCACCCATATTGGTGTTCCAAAATAAAGATTGTATAAAATAGTTATTCACACTTAACTTTAAATTGACTTACAACAGTTGTTGTTGGTGGTACATTGTTGAAATAGTAACAATCACATACACCCAATTTCGTTGAATGAATTCTTTTATAAAACCCGGATGGGATAGTAGCGCCACCTGGTACTTTTTTAAGTGGTAGTTTAAAATCTACTCTAATGTAGACCTGAATATCATCTGCTTTCTGCCTCATCACCCTCTCAGATTCTTCTAACTCCTTCCACGGACCTCTATTCAAAGATTGGTGTTGAAGAGCAGAGTTTAAATAAGTGAATGTTTGTTTAAGTAGGTTTATATCACAACCAAATGCAGCTGCAGGGGCCATATGTCCCTTATCCCACTCATTTGCTACATAATCCGCATTATCGGATGTATGATATGATTTTTCTTTGTAGAAATCCAAACCTTTGCGAGATACTGAATTTTCAGCACATTGAACTCTATACTTAATCCACTTTGGTTGCTCCAAAATTTCGGAATAAACCATTTCAAATATTTGGGTTTTAATATATACACTATCTCTCCCCTGTCCAAAGGAATATAGTGGTAAAAGTAGTAAAAGTAGTATTAGTTTTTTCATAGTATTAATCCTCATAGTGTTTTTTATTATTATCATCATCCCCATCATATAACCAATCGGGTAAATCATCATCAATTGTGTTTATTTCATAAGTATCATTATCATCCCAATCATCATCCCAATTGTAATCACCGTCATATCTCATATTAGATTGGGATTCTAACTCTTCAACACACTCTTCCAGCAAAGTATCTTTAATGGTAAAGATTTTTGATTCAATTGTATCAACAGAATCATAATCCTCTTTACTCATCAAAGAACTCAATTGCTTTTCAGTAGAAACCGAACCAATAGATGTTCCATAATAAGCACCAACACAGATGTATTCCATATGCTCGTATGTCGCCCGTATTTCAAAATCCTCATCAATTTCTTTGAATATCTCACACATTCTATCTATTAAGTTGTGAGGAAATTCGCTGGTTGATGATAGAACTAACATTGATTCATCACCAATAAATACATTACTTAATTCAGCCGAACAACTTCCGACACAATTAGTGTCTACATCCGAAATTTGTTCGTAGAATTGGCTTAGTAACCAATCCGAATCATGCGTTTTAGGATTTACAAAAAGAGATGATAGCATAGATTGCAGGTCATCATTGCCTTTGATTCTAATAGTTGATAGTACTCTGTCCATATAAATAAATAGTTTAATTTTGTTCTTCGTGAATTTTTCCTATTGCTTTTACCTCATATTTGTATCCAGAATCTGAATTCGTTTCAAATACATTTGCATAATACTCTGCCGATTCTTCGGTATCAAACTCCCAAACTTCACCATGCCCGTCCAATAAAATCACGGGAACATTCTTTTTAATGAATTTTACAATTACAAAGCTCATTTATCCTCCAAATTAATTTTTTCTAATGGTATTTCTTTTCCTATTTGCTTTTCAACGCTTTTAATTACATTAATTCTATCTTGTGGATTTTTAGATGTACACCATATCCAAGCTAAAGATTTTTTTATATTATCAATTTCAATCTCATACCCTTTGATGTTTTTTTCAATAAGTATTTCATCATCGGTATCCAACTCATATACTATATCATACTTAACTGCTAAATCAACCATTTCTATTAAATTATCAGTATCATATGCCTTTTTTAACCTTAAAAAATCATCACCACTACCCCCTCTATCAGGATGGGTTTTTATAGATAAGTTTTTAAATAATTTTTTGTATTTACTATCAACCTTTTTTTCAATCTGAGGTTTTGGTTTTGATGGTTCGGATGTATTGGGCTCATCAGGTCTAACTTCCCCCGTTTCCTCATTCACCCAATACTCCGTAACACCATCTTTTGAATCTCCCCCAGATTCATTTTTTTTATTTTCAGACAAAAACTGTCCAAAAAAGGAGTTAAATTTATTTAGATAAGTATCAAAATCTGATTGCATATCCTCTAACTCCATTTGAATGTATTTACATTTCAAACTATATTTGGTCAGCTTTCGGTTCACGCTTTTCTTCGGGTTCATTGACAATCATACATTCAGTTGTCAATAGAGTCCCAGCAACCGAAACTGCTTTTTCCAATGCAGTCCTTACAACCTTTGTAGGGTCAATTACACCATTTTCAACCATATCAGTATATGAATCTTCCATTACATTATACCCATAAGTATTTGATTCCGCACCCTTAACAATATCAATGATTGGTAGTGGTTCACATCCTGAATTTTGTAGAATTGCTTCCATTGGTGATGAACACGCATTCACTACAATATTATATCCAATATCATAATCGGATTTTTCATCCCTATTCAATCCCTTTGCTGAATGAATCAATGCTGCACCACCACCTGCTACAATACCTTCTTCCATCGCTGCTTTTGTAGCAAGGATAGCATCATCAAACAGGTCTTTCTTTTCTTTCATTTCCACTTCGGACTGCGCACCAACCCTAATTACAGCAACACCGCCTGATAGTTTGGATAACCTTTTATGTAGTTTTTCCTTTTCCCAGTCAGAATTAGATTTACTGATTTCGGTTTTTACATCTTCAATTCGTTGATTGATTTCTTCTTGCGAACCTTTACCACCTACAAGTACAGTTTCCTGCTTATCGGATACTACTTTATCACAATTACCCAAATCATCAATCGTTACATCTTCCAAATCCCCATTTACACCACCAAACACTTTTGTTCCACAAAGTGCAGCCATATCCTGTAGGATTTCGGTTCGTTCAGTTCCAAACCCTGGTGCTTTAACTGCCAAACACTTTAGTGTTCCTCTCGCAGCGTTCACAACCATAGTTGCTAATGCTTCTGCTTCAATTTCGTGTGCTATGATAGCAATCGCTTCATTTTTTGCAGATACATTCTCCAATAGATGAAGAATATCATCCATCTTATTAATTTTACCATCATACAAAAGAACTTTTGGTGATTCCAATGTACAATTTAATCTCTGACGATTGTTAATAAAATAGTGAGATAAATATCCCTTATCAAACAACAATCCTTCTACAATCGTTAGTTCATCTTCAGAATGATTTCCTTCCTCTACAGTGATTACACCATCCCTACCAACTTCTTTTACAGCATCAGCAATCATACAACCAATTTTAGTATCGTTGTTTGCTGATATTGCTGCTACATTTTCAATCTTATCAGTATCTTCCAACTTAATGGAAATTTTAGATAGATTATTAATGATAGTATCAGCTGCATCGGCCATCCCCCTTCTCAAATGGATTGGGTTTGCTCCACTCTTTTCAATCTCACTCATACCCTCATTAAAGATGTATTGAGCAAGTACAGTGGATGTAGTAGTTCCATCACCCGCGTTATCCGCTGTTTGCTGTGCTGCTTCTTTGATTACTTGCGCACCAATGTTAATGGTATTATCAGAAAACTCCACCGATTTGGCAACCGTAACACCATCTTTGGTGATATGTTGTGTACCATCTCGCTGAATGATTACATTCCTGCCCTTAGGTCCCAATGTAACTTTTACTGCATCTGCTAGTTCGTTTACTCCTTTTAGGAGCTTTTCACGCGATTCCTTTCCGTGAAAAATTTGTTTTCCTTTTGCCATAGATTTATTCTCCTTCTGTTTTTTGTTTTACTTCGTTCATTATTTTATTTAAAATATGCTGCTTTAATCTTTCAATTCTGAATTGTGGTTGAGTTCCCCTAATGTTACCCCTATTGTTGTGGTAGCAATTGAAGCAGATGAACCTAAGATTCTCCCTACGATGATTTTTCCAATCATCATCTAAATGGTCTAATATCAAAGGTATATTACCATCACTCAATCTCCGTTCATTGTATCCACAAACATGACAACAATAATCAAATGGTGGGTCTAAAGTATGTCCAATCTTTGATAACCTCGTTTTCAAAGACCTGATTGAATATTCAGGATACTTACCCTCAAAAATATCGTTTATTAGTTTATGGGCTTTTGTTTTCTTTCTTGGTTTTCGTGGAGTTTGGTTTCTATTTAACTTTTGTAATTCCCACAAAGATAAGCCTGATTCGGAATCAATGTATTGTAATGCATATTTTTTGTATGAATTAAAAGAAACTCTCAAAAAAGTAGCGGCTTGCCGATTAGATGGTGTATTTTTCATAGCATACCTAATCTGATTTTCTGTCAGTCCAAGAGGTTCTCTCCCCTTTCCCAACACATAACCATTTTGCAAAACCGTACCCTTTTGAGCCCCCATATTATGAAAAAAAAATATTAGTTATCGGATAATTTTACCATCAAAATTTCACTTTCACGGTATAGATTATATTTTACTCCATCAATTTTAATTTGGATGCCTGTTCCATCTAAAAGAACTTCATCATCCACTCTTAATTTCATAGGTATCTTAACACCTTGCTGAGTAAATAATCCATCACCAACTGCAACAATTTTTCCATTCATTGTTTCTTTTGCAGTTTCGGGTTTGTATAACCCACCTTTTGTTTTTTCATCGTGCTTGCTTACCAAAACAAGCACATAATCATTCATTGGTTTATAGTTCATCATAACTCCTTTTGTTTTTTTGATAAATATACAAAATAATTTTTAAATTACCAAAATTTTCCGTTAATAAAATCTTTTTGTTTTTCAATAGCCCTTTTTAGTTCCTTTTTATCAATAACAACCTTTTCTGCTTTTTTCTCAACAATAGGTTTATTACTAACCAAATTTTTAGATTCACTCCATTCAATTCTTTTTTTTACCAACTCTCTCTCACCATCAGTCATTGATTTCGTTAAAACTGATGATATGTAGCAATACGGGTCTTCTGGGTCATCCAACTGCATATCGGAATAAATGCATCCAGGTTTACTCGCTGATTTGATTTTATAACAAGCCCACCCATCTTTTGAGTGATAGCATTCCATAACATACCCAACTTCTTTTTCAGCATACCATTTATAAGCCACCATATCTTTTACTTTGAAATGGTGTTTCTTTAGTTTGTGTTTATCTTTGTTTACATTTTTTACATTAGGCAGTTCCATACTGATTAAATATCAATACCATTAAATCCACCATTTTTTTCAACTTCAATAGCAGTTGCCCTTTTTTCGGTCGGGTTTTTTACACTTTTGTTGTTAATCAGTATTCGTTCACTTCTACCAATACCCATTACCAATTGGTGGTATGGAATATTTAATAGTTGCATTTCTTGCTTTGTAATCAGGTTGTATTCGGGTGGACGAGCGGTTGTCAATACAATATAATAGCCTGAATTGTACCACTCGTTCATTTTTTTTACAACTCCCGGCAAAGCCATACTCGTTGTTGGGTTAATTTCTTCAAATGGAACCTGATATACAAGCGTTCCATCAATATCACAAAAAATCGTCTTACTCATTTTCCATATTTTTTAAATGTTCAAAATATACATCAACTTCTTCATCCATCATATTTGATAGTTTATCACAATATGAATGATATTCTTCACCACCCTCTAAAAACTTATCTACATTCCAATCTTCCATATCAATATATTCATCCGAAGAATAACCTCTTGCTGCTAGGTGAACGCCTGCAAAATTGAAACCCTCATCTTCAAATTTGTTTTGAATCCAAACATCAGGCTTAATATCAGATAATACTTCTGCTAATTTTTCCACCCAGCCCATAATCGGGTCCCAAGCAGAATCTATATGTATCGTAATAGTTCCATCATCACCATAATCACTCACACACCCATTAAACCACTTTGCTCCACATCTGTTTTCTACCCAATACCTATCATAATCACTACCACCATTGGGCCATATATTATCAAAAAGAGCATTTACCAATTGAACTGTTGATGTTGTTTCAAATGGGTTATCTGATTCGGTTTTTGGTTTAAAAATTTCTTTAATTTTTTCTACCACACCATCATCAGCGTTGTTGATGATGATATAATTAAATACGGTATTTGCCATAAAAATATCTAATGTGTAATGTAGTTGTTGTTAGTTAATTTTAACCTTTAAGTAAATCTTTTTTTAATTTTAAATCAAATTTGTCCATACGAGAATCAATCCCTCGCTCAACTTTATCAATATCTAATCCTATTCTAGTATGAACCTCATCTATATCTTTATAGATTTGATTCTCCAAATTATCAATCCTAAGATTTAGGAGTTGTAATTCTTCTCTCGTTGATTGAATCAGTTCCGTGTTCTGCATCTGAATATTGGTTATCTTTTCAGAATACCTATTAAATGTTTTTACCACACTAAACCAAGCCACAACCTCAGCCAACACCAAAGCTGTAACTAACCCTAATGCAAAATAAATAATTTCCATAATTTTTTTCCTTTCTTTTTTTATTAAACAACAACTAACACTACACAATAGATAATTTTCTTTTTAAGTTTTTAATATGTTTACACTCCGAACCCCTACCGAATTCATAAGCAGGGCAGTTACATATAAATCGTTTATGATTAAAAGATGTAACATTGTAGTATTTGAGCTTCTTTGTTTTTTTATCACGAGAACCCATTTCAATGTAAACTTGTTTCCAATCTAAACTCATATCTTTTATTTATTTTAGTAGTCAGGACAGGATTCGAACCTGTATTAGGGCTTACGACCTATGATACTCTATTTACTACAACGCCATGTAGCCACCTGACTATTTGTTTATTTTTCTAAAACATACCGCATCATTTCTTGCATCTTGAGAATCAAAACTTTCATTTCATCCTCATTAAGATACAACCTACTGTTAGGTGTTTTATCATCTAATTCTTTGGTTTCTATGATGATTCCATCGAACTCTTCCGTGGGGTAAATTCCAACATTCTGTTCTTCTGTTGAAATAATAGTTTTAATCCAAACTTTGTTTTTCATAACTTTTTATTTTTTTTGTAGTCAGTACAGGATTCGAACCTGCGGAGAACGGCTTGATAGTTTCTGCGCGAGGGCTACTTAATTCGCCACCCCTCAATCTTTGTTCTCAATTACGCTGCGGATACCACCGCCACCTGACTGTGTTGAGGATGAGAAGTCCTCTGTGTTGTAAGTGTTTTCATAATTACTTCTAATTATCTACATTCCTTTCTCAAGGGAACAACACAATGTTGATTACTGTGCTACAGCAGCAGTAGTATCAACACTTCCACCACCCACCGTGTCTTGTGAGAGAGTTGAATCTACAGGTTCACCCATAGTTTCAGTTGTGGTGGTTTGGTTGTTTGAGCAAGCCGTAACTGTTACAGCAAGCATCAAAATTGCGATTAGTTTTTTCATATTGTTTTTTTTGTTTTTTTGTTTAAAAATCATCATAACCATAAGGTCAGGCGTGCTTTTCTTCCCAAATTCGTAAAGTTTCATCAATTTCTTCGGGGGAAAGTTTATCTCCCAATTCTTCTAATTCGTTAGCAACATCATCAGAACACATACCATAGGTCTCAATCATACGATTAGCCTTCTCTTGGAGGTGAATAAATCGGCGAACATTTTCGTTTCTCACAATAATGGGGGTTAGTATCTCAATCATTACATAGTAAATATACAACAGAAAAATGGAGTTTCCAAACTTTGTATGTTAAATTTAGGTTAAATTTTTAACTTAATTAAGCCATCATCAGTTCATTTTTAATTTTATGTATTTTATTATATTTTTAAATTATACCATAGGAAATCCGGCGGAGGAAATAGTTGTTGATGGTAGTGGTTTAGAATTTTTAGCTACCTACCAATGCAGCAACCAACGCATCGTGCGCTGCTCCTTTAGGTTGTTTAATCATTACACCATTATAATTGGTGTATTGTGGTGCGGATGAACTCCAACCTTTTGAGTGATTACTAAAAGCCCGTTGGCCATAGTTAGCAGCAACCATTGGTGATACCTTTCCAATATTATCCCAGCCACTTTCCCACTTTTTCAGTTCGGTTTTTTCCTTAAAAGTGATACTATCTTCGGTAAACCCAGCAACCATTTTAGTTGGTGCTTTACGGAAAATGTTTTTACGCTCCTCACGATTTATCTCAATAAACAATATTGAGCGGACTTTTACCCTACAAACCTTTAGGTTCATAGTGTAATCCTTACCATTCACTGGGATGGTCACTGCGACAACTTTACCTTCCAAACTTTGTAGTTCCATAATATAGGGGGGGTTTTTTTATCTTACATAGTAAAGATACGAAGAAAAACCCATATTTCCAAACTTTTGAGATTAAAATTCCATTAAAGTTATCCACATTTGTGTGAAAAAGTGTCCAATTTATTGGACAGTTGGGTTATTTGTATGGAAACAACTTATTTAGGGTTTCCTGCCGTTCATCACACCCACAATCAGATTGTCCTGCAACGTGGGCTATTTTTTCAGCCAACTTATCCAATTTGGTTGCCGCTGTTACCTTTGCAATGGTATCACCCAAACCTTTACTTTTTTGCCCCTTTTCTACGCCCATTTTGTATCTCCGTTTCAAACTTTAAATAGTTTAGTTTATTTTGGTAATCAGATAATTCAGTATAACCACCCTCTTTTACACAGCAATTACCTGTTGTGTGGATTATATGAGCAATACTTGCGCACTGATTTAGGGGGTAATCAAACATATTTGATAATATTAAAATGACATCATTAAAAGAATGGATATCATCATTATGAATAAATAATTTTGCCATCGGGTATATCAAATTTTTTCTGATATTTGTTTAGGTAAATTGGTATTTCGTGCTCATTACACAACTCTGCTAATATTGGACGATTAGACCTATCCAACACATAGATAATATGAGTTTGGCCATTACTACCAAAATCTACTTCATACTTTAGCTTTTTTACTCTTATTTTCATTTAGTTTCTCCATCCTATCGGTAAAGTTTTTCAACTTTTGGAGTTTTTCGTATTCTTCGTGTTTTAGATAAAAATCAACTAAATGCGGAATTACAAGCTTTTTATAATCCGCAATACCACGCTTCCTACTTAGAACAATCTCCAAAGTATCATCCATTGCCTTTTTTTCGTATTCGTTTACCATCTTATATATATTAAAAAAGTTTTAATAAATCGTTAAATCTTGATTGTACTAATGATTCAAATATACGAACTTTTTTCTCAGGAACAAAGTGGTCTACCACTAATTTTGTTTTAATGTTTATGTTTGGGTATTTTGATTTAAGTTTATTTACCGCTTGAATGTTTGATGGAGAATCATCCATAAAGGCTATGTCGGTATATCCTTTTTCTATATGCTTTTCAATCCAATCTGCTTTATCTTTTGGATTATTACTACCCAACGCAACAGGATATACATCTAAACCTAATTGGGTTTTAAAAAAGTGTCTAATTGGAAATCCTAAAGACCTGGCCGTCAATATAGTTACTTTTTTGGATGGGTTTGATAGCATTCTTTTTAGTAATTCTACATTCTTTTTAATTAATTTTGGTTCTTTTAAGAGTTTGTTGAATTCCCCAAAATCAAACTTATCGCCGGGTTTTTCCTTATAAACAGCATATTCACCTGGTGTAAGCATGGATTCTTTTCCATCTGAATCGATTACCCTTATTTTAGAAGATGTCTTTACTAAAGTATCATCTAAATCAAATATTCTTAAAACTTTTCCCATACATATAAATATACAAAAGAAAGTTTAATTATCCAAACTTTTTAGAAACTTATTTTTGGGCTGGTTGTTCCGAAGCTATCTTTTCTCATAATAGTTTTTGCAATAAGTTTATTAGCTCTCTTCATAAATGGGATGTTTATGTTTGTTTTACTATCGTAAGCCACTATTTCATCATACTTTTTCATAAAATCTAAAAAAGACTGTTTATTTTTGGATAATCTTTTGAAAAATCCAATTAATTCGGCCTGAGATATCTCTTTTTTGTTTCTTGGGTCTTGCAACCTATCAAAAAAGTGCTTATCGGTTAAAACTATATCTATTGGGTTAAACTGAGAATCTGCGTAATTATCAACCCGTATCAAATCACTCATTGGTATTTCGTTTAATGATTTTGATTTAGTATCCTCACCCCTCTGTCTTGCTTTTCTTCCTGCACAATGCGCCTTTTGGGAAAATCCTTTTGGGTTATTACAATCTATGGATTTTTTGTATTTTTTAGACCAATCCTCATTGACTTTTTTTTTAAAAGTTCAATAACCATATTTTCAATAGTTTTTAACTTATCGTAATATTTCGGGTCCTCAAAGATGTGGTCTTTTGCAATCTCAAATGCGACTTTTTTATCATCCGTATGTTCCATCTCCACTTTCACACCTTTAGCAATTTGAGATTTTATTTCATCCACACCAATACCATGCTTTTTTGCCAAATCATTTAAAGAATACTTATCTGCCATTCCACCAGGAAAAGCATCTTCAAAAACTGATGGTGTTTTTATTTTAGCCCAACCACCGCCTGGTACATCAAATACACGAGATGGAATAGGGATTATACCATCCTTTGGTAACTTACTCCAATACTGCCTATCAATATGTATTACCCGTACCATATAACTTCTGGTTCTATTATCAGCACCAACCATTTCTACTTCAACAGGTACAGGCACACCACCAATCTTTAACTTACCTTTGTATATACTACCTTTAGTATGTTTTGCTTCCTCTATACCAGCTTCGGGTGAAGGTGTTGGTGCAGGAGTTGGTTCTTCTGCGGGTGGTTCTTCTTCTTTTTTCTGAAGCAGGTCTATTGGAAAAGCATAGGTGTATCCACCACATCTCTTCCTAAACTCTTGTTCAGTTTCACCCTTTAGTTTTGAGGAGCACGTCGCCATTTTTTGTAATCCTTATATTTTCTTTTATAAATTTAGATATTGTTAGTTTGGATTCCACCAACTTTTCAATTTTCTCTCCTAAAGGTCTACCAATTGTCATTGATACATAAAATCCAATCGCATCTACAATTCCAGTACCATCCCAATCAGATAAAGTTGCTATTGTAGGTCCAACCTCATACTCATATTTTTCAATAAGTTTTTCTTCATCACTCCCATTATAAATTGCGGTTGGGAACAACGAAGCAACTTTTTTAGATTCGGAACGAAAGTTAGCATCCCTCAAAGCACCTATCAATATATGCTTTACTGCGAATTGATGTTCCGAACTACCTGGCTTTAAATTATTAAGTTTTCTTTTTAATAGTTGAGATACTTTTAAGTTTAGTTCACGATTTAATTCGTTTATACTACCCTCTTTTATTATTGCTTTTAAATGCTTTTTGTATAAGTGCGCAAGAAATGGTATTAGTTCTTTTACCATTTTATCTTTATCAGCATCGGATACGGGTTTACCCATTTTCCGTTGTCTATCCAATGCTTTTTGGTATGATGTGTTAGTTCTACCACCTGTATCTTTATTTTGGTATGTAAATGATATTGGTGTATTGTAGATAGCATTGTATGCCTGGTCTTCTAAATTATTCTTTGTTATTACCAAAGCCTCTTTTAGAGGTTTTTCATTTTGTTCACATCCACAGCCCATATTTATACCTTTCTTATTCCTTTATGATTATCTATTTTATCAAGTATTTCATTTAACAAGCTCATCTTTATGTATCCAGCCATAGATGCGTTTTTAAGTGCGCTTATTAATTGAAACACCATAAATGGAACAACGATTACTTCACTCAGCCACCCCGTACCATTAAATCCTTTTTCAACTATTAATATTGTGGATAGTATCATTATCCAAACAAATGTATTTCTTAACACACTTAGTGCTTTATGTGTTTTAAATCCCTCTCTTTTTGAACCGGCGATTATTCCAAATATACCATCTAAAAACATTACACCAATTACTGCGGTGTATTGGTCTTGATTGTTCATATATAGATTAAGAAAATAACTGCATATAAAAGCACATAAGCCTGATATGGATGTTATTGTTAATATCAACGGGTTGGTGAGTATTTGTAATTTACTTGTCATACTATTCGTTCTTTAGTTTTTGTATTTCCGTTCTTAATAAATATTCTTCTACACTATCGTTCCACTTTTTCAAACGTATCATTTCAATCTTTTTTTCAACAACAAATTCCAAAGAATCAGCTTTCGTTTTTGCTTTTCTAGCTTTTTCGTATTTTATTTTTTTAGTGGGGGTGTATGCTGAATCACTCTGTCTAATAAATTCCTCTTCAATTATCTTTTCCCTACTTTGTGATATGTTATCAATCTCCCCTTCTAACCCAGATATTTTATCTAGCAAAGCGGATTCAACATCTAAAAAGTTTTTTTCGGCACGCATATAACCATAATTATATCCCGCTATCCCACCAATAAAGGCAATTATTAATATGTAAAATTTTTCTAATCGCATTCTTCTACTAATTTAACTACAGTTTGTTGTAATTTTTCAACATCCTGCTCTAATTTATTAATTCTAACTTTCTGAGCTTCTATTTGTTCTTTGTAAACCATCCTATTATCAACATACAAAAAAACGATCCCCACCAAAACCAAAAACATAATGGCTTTGATGGGGTCTTTTATAAAATCCTCAAATGATATAGGAAATTTCATTTTTTATTTAAGTAATGCGTAATATTCTTTAAAGTGTTTGATACGGTCAGGTAAACCAATTGTACCACCATTTACTCTTTTAGTAATTGCGGTTACATCAGCATCAGTTGCGCCCTTATCTGCGATAGTATTCAAGCCATTGCTAGACCAAAACCAAGCAGCTGATAATAATGGATACTTTGTTGCTACTAAATCTGGGTTTGCAGCGATATCTTCGTTGATAGCTTTACCAAAAGCTACATAGTTGTTCTTACCTGTCAATTGAATATAACCTCTACCTCTAAACTTATATCCATCACCACTTACCTCATCACCATTACCCATTCTACCACCATATACTAAGTTAGCAATCTTCTCAGGCTTTCTTTCATATTGAAGAGCTTTAGCTTCAGTTGGGAAATATTTTTTGAAAATACCCAACAAACCTTTTGCACCATAGTTCAAATTTTCTTGAATGGCTTTAAAACCAGCACTTTCGTGTCCACATTGTGCTAAAAAGTGAGATAATCTCAAAGCTGAATCAATTTTGAATGTACTCATCACAGACGGGATTTGTCCAATTACTCCATCAGGAACATGCCCTTTTAACTTATTAATATCCATAAATTATCCTTTCGTTTTGTTACTTATATAAATATGATTTTTATCGTAAAAAAGATTTAAAAACAGTTTCTTTTGCAACACCTAACAAAATATGCCCTACAAAAAATGATGCTGCCGGCCAAAAACCATAAACAGCAAACCCAAAACACACAGAAAGAACTTTCATCATCTGAAAAAAGTGTTCTGCATCACTAAATCCTACGAATAAGGTTGAACCATATGGATATCTTTCTGCTTTAGGCATTGGAACACCAAAGTGATACCATTTTTTTTCATATGGTAGTGGATTACCATCTTTATCTAATTTCCATTTACCCTTCCAAGAGTTTTTTGTATTCCATTTTTCATACTTACCTTTCCAATTATTTGAAATACACTCATCTTCAAGTTCATTGAAGAACATAAACAAAAAACCAGCAACTAATATAACTAATAATTCCATATTTACTCCTTTTTTTATTTTTTAAATGCGGATTCTAATGATTTTCTTAAAGCAGAACTAAATTCGGTTCTTTCAAATGGTAGGTTTTCATCTTGCAATTGTAAAATCGTAGAAGATACTGATGTTTTGTTTGTACCTTCCCCAAAATACTCTTTACCATCCATCGTTATTTTAGTTTTTACAACAGTTTTCTTTTGCTTAAATTCAAATGGACCCACTCTAATACCTTTCGTTGGTGCTTCAATTGATAAAATTTCTACAGTTACTGGTCTACCATCATCGCAGAGTGCGTATTTATCATTTACCAATTCAGTAACGATTTGTTTTGCACCATAAGTTAATTTTGTATCAGGCACTCCATTCATATGAGCAAGTGTGATAACGCTTGAAATAAAGTAACATACTATTGTGTTCATTGTGTTCTCCGTTTAATAAGTTAAAGTTGATTGATTTGTAAATCCTGGTGATAATAAATATAGGTTTGTTGTACCTCCACTCAAAGGAGTAAAAGTATAGGTAGATTGAACTCCGGGTATTGAATTTCTTAAATCGGTTGTGCTGGTGGTTAAGGTTGTCCATTGTGAGTTTGTGAATAGTAAAGTTCTTTTAGTATAAGCCAATCCATTCACCCATTTGATTATTGTGTTTATATCACCAATCGTAATATTATTATCACCATTTAATTCATATTTGTGGTAGTGGTAAGACCTGAGTGGTGTTCTTTGTAAGATAATATCATCAACTCCTACAAAATCAATAGAAGATAGATTTGAGGTTGTAGTTGGGATTACTACTTCAATATACCATTCATCTCCGTTTGTTATTGGCTGTGAAAATGAATATTCCCCTAAAGTGTTTGTTGTAGATGTGGTTTGTTGAGTCCAAGGAGTGAATGTTGGTGCTAATACACCCAACTCCGATGTTTGTAATGAATAGGTACTTTGATTGGGTCTTTTCCAAACAACAGCCAATCCATCACCCCCACCATATTCTTGCATCCTTGCTCTAAAAGTGTATTGAGTCCCCGCTACTAAGTTTATATTCCCATATATCGGCCCACTCATTCCGTGTCCACCATAATAACTTACTACAAAAGTTCCACCAATGAATAAATCACTACCATCATCTGAATTTATACCAAATGAGTATGTCCCACTTACAGCAGGTATAAATGTCCCCGTAACTTCAACCGAATAGTAATCTCCATTATTGGGAACAGTTGCACCTGCATTTCTTATAGTTGTAAATGTATTAAAGTTTAAGCAAGTTGTTGTAGGTAATGTCCCCGACCATCTGAGTTGAGTATTCGTAAAGGTTGTATTGAACAATCTATCAAATTCAGTTGTGTTCGTTGGATGCGCCACATATTGTGATGTGTTTCCATTTCCAGCATGCGTTGAAAAAACCTTTACATCCATCACATTAGATAATCCAATTGTTTGACCCCTCTTAAAAAGTTTTGTAAGTATGTTTGAAACAGGTACATCGTTTTCAGTTCTGATAATGCCTGAGTGTGTAAAAGGTATGAAGGGTGTAAACAATACAGATGAATTAGAAGTCGGACTCCAATTAACACCATTTCTACCGGTTGTTGTGATTATTTGTGAGTTATTGTTGTTTGATATCCCTTGAAGAGATGCACCAGAAGAACACCCCGGATGTGTACTGACATTTATTTGTATTGTATTTGTTGTTTCTGATAATACGATTTGAAAATCCGTAAAAAGTGTGGTGCTGGAATTACAGCTATAATAACCTATATGATAACTTACAACAAATTTTCGGTTTGGAGATGAACCAATAGTTTGGTATCTTACAAAGTAACCAGAGATTGGAAATAAATCCATAGCATTGGCATGAATACCATTACTTACTACACTATTAGGCGAACCACCAACAATATCACCACCTGCATTTGTAAAAGATATCCATCCGTTAGAACATATGTTGACGGTTGTAAAATTTGTTCCCCAATAACTGAATGTAAAACCTATTGGTAAATTAGATATAGTTTGGTCATCCCCTAAAGTTAAAGCAGTCCCAGCAGTTGATTCGTATGAGTAGGTGGGTGTTGATTGAGTATAACTCATTTGCCCAAATACCGAAAATGGTAGTAATAGTAATAATATCAACTTTTTCATCATAACATCAATTTAGTTCCTGTTAATACCTGCCAATTTAAGAATGTTTGATTCAATTGATAAACGCCTGAAAAACTTATAGTCCATTTAAACTTATCAGTTACTTTCAAATCGGTATTCACCATTGGTATGAATAAAAATCCACTCTTATACCATTGCCCTGCATAGAAATAAATATAGGGAGAATACACAGCTAATCCAAGAAAATTAACACCAATTGATTTTCCACCTTTAAAGTTTGTAAATCCCCCACCAATCAAAGACCAATTTCTAAAAGTATTTTTACTAATCTCACCCAATGTAAAGGTTGTTCCTCCCATAAGTGTTATCTTATTTATTTTTTGGGCATTGAGTAGGGAAGCAGTTAAAAACCAATCTTCTTTAAAGTTACTCATATACGATGTAGAAAATATACCCATATACTCTTTATACTTTAAAGAACCATACCCCGATACATTTAATATGTTTTGTCCAGTTTGATAGTTTATGTTTATACCCTTAATAAAGGTTTGTGAGGTATTGACATGAGTTAGAGATGTATTGAATCTGAAATTATCACTACCCTTTTTTGTAATATCTGAATCGTTTCTTATTATTACAATATCCCCCGTTGCTATTAAAGCACCATTTGATACTTTGGATGATGATTTACTCTTGCCACCTCCACCACCTCCTCCACCATCACCACTATTTTCACTTTCACCACCACTTGCCGTTTGTTGGTTTTGTTCTCCCACTACACCACCCTCACTACCTTCAGTTGAGGAACTGCTGTTATTGTTGTTATTATTGCTTCCACCATCACTTCTCGGTGCGGGTGGGGGTGTGGGTATGCTTCCAACAGAACTGCCGATAGAACTCGCCATAGATACTACTGATGTTAGGTTAGCAACTCCTCCCGCAGTTACACTACCTATAAAGTTAGAAACATTATTTGATGCTTCCGCTCCTTCGGCTGCGCAAGGGTTTGAGCCGGGAGGTAAAGCATCTCTGATAGATTGTACCCATTGCTCATACGCCCCACCACTCAATTCAGCATAGGTAAATATGCGGTATTGTCCCGCATAAAACATTGTTACTTCAGATGATTGTGTTTGTAATTGAATTGATTCAGTTCTACCATTACATGGGTTGATATAAGAATAGGTGAAACTCTGAGCGTGTACACTCAAAATTCCACCTATAATTAAGATAGTAGTAAGTAGTAGTTTTTTACCAACCATTTTGCTCAAGACGCTTTACGAGGTTCATTGTCGCAACCTCCAAAGCCTTCTGAGTAGCAATACCAACGGTTGATTGGTCAAATCCCATTGTAGGGTTTTTAAAGTAACCCTCACCAAATTGTGTAGATTGTCCTTGACCTGAAGCAACTATAAATTGTGAGTTTTCTACATTTACTAAACGAATTTGGATACCCATAATGGTTGTATTCGTTTTCTTTAATTTACCCTTATCATAGTTTTCTGCGTATGAAACTGAAAAATCGTAGATTTCAGCATAAACTATGTATTTAGGTAAACGAATACCCTGCATTTTAAGTTTTGTTTTACCATCATCTAAACCATCAATCTTCTTTTCCCATGCATCCAACATTTGGTTTACAACGGCATCTTTTTCTTCAGTAAATTCAAAACGATTAGTATATAATAGGTTTTCTATAATACGATTAGATACACCTAAGCCAAGTCTTTTTTCTCTCAATTCAGGAAATGTCTCCCAAAGTTCTTTGTTTACATTTAATTTTGAAAGTTGAAGCGTTTGTTTCTTACCTGTGTAGGTAGAGATAGATTCCAATGTTCTATCTGTCTTTTCAAAATCCGCTTGATATTGTGTAGTTGATATAGATGATTTACACCCACTCAATAACAACAAGCAACTTACGATTGGAATTAAAACTATTTCTCTCATTCTTCACCTTCCTGTTCTGCTTGTTTAGCTCTCAATCTCTTCATTCTCTCAGCAGGTGTTTCTTTCTTTTCTTCAACAGGTGCTGCTGCAGCAGGAGCTGCGGTTTGAGCTGGTGCTACTTCTCTGATAGTTTCCTTTTCTCTGATTACAGTAGTTCCACCACCACTACCTGCGGATGAATTACTTTGGTTGTTGTTCTCCAAATTAAGATTGATTACTGGTGCTGCGGCAGGTGCGGCCTGTTCCGTTTTGGTTTCTTCACTATCGTTTCCACCACCACCAAATAAGGTTGTGGAAATCCACACACCACCACCCGTAACTACAGTGGCGAGTGTTCCAACGATGGTCTTTTTTAATCCACCCCAAGTACCATCATTTTCTGTCTCTTCTGCCATTTTTTCTCCTTTTTTAGAATTTAAATATTTTGTAAACTTTTTGCTTTTCGTTAGTGGTTAATCTTACAAAGTAAAAACCTGTCTTTAAATCACTAACATTGATTTTTTTCGTAACTACTTCATTTTGATTTACGAACTCTTTTTCTGAGTAAAAGTTTTTACCCATATAATCGTAGATTTCGTATGTTAAATATCCCCAATTGGTTTGGAAATAATCTATGTTTAAGTTGTCTTGAACTGGATTTGGATATATTCTAAACCCATTTACTAATTCGTTTACAAGTTCTCTTGCTCTTCTACCATTAACCACAGTCGCATCTACAGGTGAAGGGATGATATTCAAATCTTCTGCTTTTTCATTTCCCGCTGCTTTGTTGGTTATTTTAATAGGTGATTGTTCCCAGTTTTGATTTAAGATTTCAAATTGGAAATTAAACATTTGAGTTGGGTTGGTGATAAGTGATGGAGACATTTTAGATTCGTGTCCACCCCAAGTTATCTCACCAGGTTTTGCTGAAATGAATGCGTTCCAAGCACTTGCTTCAGGCCCTACATTAACATTTGTAAACCTAAAAATGGTTGGGTCATACTTTAAAGATAATTGTGCTGCACCTACTTTGTTTCCATGTGTGATAAAGGTAACAGCAACATTTACTGAATTATCATCTGAAATAGTTAATTTAGGTATTCTAAATTGGACTGAATCTTCAATGTTTTGATAGATTGTTCCTTCATCCAATACATAAGATGTTCCGCTTGTTGGGTTGTTTACTCTTTGAATTTGGAATGATAAGTTGTTTAATCCAGTATTTGTTACATCCCCTAAAACATACCCTCTATAACTTAAGGAACTTAATCCATTCAATGGAACATCAATGTTAGTTGTACCTATGATATTGGTTTGGAATACATCTGGGTTAGCCATAATCGTAGCGTATTCTCCTGCGGTATAGTACCTAACATTGTATTCATTTGCTACTACAGGAGACCAAGTAGTTCTACCCGTTGCTAAACGATTAAATATTAAATAAGCATCGGATACGGATAATGTGTTATTGCGGTTTACATCACCTTGTTGGAACTCGTATGCTTGGGCAGTATCAGCGTAAATACTCATATCGGATAATCTATAAGCATCGGTAATGTTGATAGCTGAATTATCAGATAGGGTATCTAAATTTGATACTAACTTAACATTGTAGAAAGATGTATCGTATGGGATTTTAATTCCTGCTAAACCAGCAGCGTCTGTTACAAATCTTTCACCACGACTATAAGTTTGTGTGGTTTTCAGTTTGTAATCAAATGCGAATGGCATATCCGGCGCAGGTGTTCCATCTACATTTAATAAGGTTACGGGGAACACCAAAGTATCCATTTGGAATCTACCTCCGTAGCTGTAAACACCTAAAGCGTTATCAACACCAGCGGTTGTGGTTGCTATGTTTGTGTAGGCAGGGGTAGATTGAACTTCTAATGAATCAACGGAAGAAGGATTGAACCCAACTGCGTGTGGGAGTAAAACTTCAAATACAGCACCATCAGGCCAATCAAATACTGCTGATGTCCCAGTATAGATTGCCGTTGCGTTTACCCAACCAGGTTGACTATAGTAAGAACCATACTTTGTATTAATTCCAGTTGCGGTTGGTCCCCATTTTACAATAGGTTGTTTGAACGATGTGGTGGGGTAGAAAAATCTAACCTGAAAACCAGCGTAGTTTGTAGCAGTTGGATTGTGATAGTGTAAATATACTACAGTAGTGTCCTCTAATACACTACCCAATGTAAACACCGTATCAATCAAAAAGTGTGGTGAGTTTGAGTTTGGCGATACTAATACTTCCGTTCTTCCGTTTTGAGCAAATACTCCAAATGGTAAAAGTAACGCAAATAATAAAATAAGTTTTTTCATTTTACTCCTTTAAGGTTTAACTATTGTTCATTTGATGATAGCGAAACCCCATCTTCTTCGTCCATTTTCTGAACAAGCATCTTATCTCTATCTTCGTTAGAGAACCAAAAGTCTACTACTTTGTTTAGATTACCCACAAAAGCACCTAAAAGGATAAGTAGTAACTCTTTCCACGCTTCTTCAATACTTGCTTTGAACATTACTGCTAAAACAATACCAAATACGATAAAAAAGAATGTAAATAAAATTAGTAATGTAATTTTCCAACGATTTGACTGCATCGTTTGGAGCATGAAATTGAATCTTTGGTCATTTTCAACTCTTTGAAAATCTTCGTTGTATAGTAATTTGTTAATAAGTCCCATAATTATTCCTCACCTTTGTCGCAGTTACAATCTTTCTTTTTGAAAATCTTATCTGCGGATGCTAAACCTAAAGCTCCAAAAGCAAGTGCAGCAACTGCATTTACTAATGAATCAGCTGGGGCGATGTGGGATTCGGTGAATTGATTGTGGTACATTGTAACACATAGTGTTAATGCTGATAAAATACCCACAAATCGTTTGGATGAAAATCCTCCTTTTTCGTCTTGGAAGATTTCAGTAAAAAATCTCTTCATAGTCTTGTCCTTTCATTGTTTTTAACATAACCAAATTGACAAAACCAAATTTAAAACCTTATATAAATAGGTAATTTTTTGGAATAACCCACTCCATTCCAAACGGGTCTAAAATTTTTATTTCATTTCCCAGAAGTTCTTTTATCTGAACTCTCTCCCCTTCTAACAGGCTTCCCCTGTGGTTGGAGAATGTCATCAACATTCTCACCCTTTCTCCCTTTTTTGGGCTTAAACTTTTCAAATCCTGCGGGTTCTCCATAATCATAATTTTTTAAATCTACTTTAGGCATAATTATTCACAATTTTTATTAAATCATTTTCGTAATGTCTTACTGAACTAATATGGAATTTAAATATATCCATTTCATAATAACCAACTGATATTTCATTCTCTGTTAAAATCTCCGATAATCTTTCAATAAATATAAAGTTATTTTGGTTTAACATCGTACCATCAAACTCAACAACAATATCATTTTCGCAAATAGGGTCGTGGTGGTTAATTAAACGAATTCTTCTACTTAAATCAAACTTTGTATTTTTTTGTTCTTCATCAATGTAATTGGTGGTTATCATACCATATCCATCTTCTATGTATATTTTATCACACCAAGGTTCTAATGTTCTCAACAACTCTAAATTACAATTGTTTACTACTAAACCAACACCGTATTTGTGGGGGATGATTGGATACTGATACTCATCGTTTTTTATCCAACTACCCCATTTACGCAGATAGTTTCGGGCAGCAGATTGTTTCATATTATGAAAATCTACATCTTTGGTAACTTGCTCTATTCCATCCTGAAACTGACCTCCTCTACAAGTTAGATGATACACAAAAGCTGTCCATATTTGTGTAATATCATATCCATTTAAAATAAATCTATTAAAAATATCACTATCTTCGTGATAAGAGTGAAAAGTTTCATCGTGCATCCCAATTTTAGTAATATCTTCTTTATAACAAGCCCATGGAGCAAATATCCCTTTGGTTGTTATGTTTTGATTTTTCGTAATTAACTCCCTCACAAATTCATCAAATTCTTCTTTTTTAAAATCTTCAGGATAAAGTCCAAAGTTTTTAACTATTTTTTCTTTTCCTTCTGGGTGTAATGGTGGTTCAATTCTAGTTCCGGCTACAATACTACCCCGTTTCAAAAACTTTAAAATATTTTCATCAAACCCTCTAGCCACATACATATCAGCGTGAAACATACAAACTATTTCAGTAGTTGCCATTTCAATACACTTATTATAAGCATGGGCAATTCCTTGTGGTTTATTTAAATCATTTTTAAGGTATTGAATTCCGTTTTCAATTAACCATGTTTCTGTCCCATCCTCATCCATATCAACATAGACAATAATATGGTGTTCAATAGCACTATTTTCTTTAATAGATTTAATACTATTTTTTAAGTATCTAAGATTGTTTTTGCTTGGGATACAAAAAGTTATTTTATTCATATCAAACCCAATGTGTAAATTTAACTCCAATTTTTTCAATTTCTTTTATCAATTCAATTGTACTGTTTTTATCTTCCCCATTTTCTAAAATAGGATACATATCTTTGTGTGAATGAAACTCTACAAATAAATCATTTAGATATTGAATTGAATTATCTTCTATCATTTTTCTCAAAACAGCATATTCCGCACCTTCTATATCCATTTTAACAACTATAAAATCATCTTTAGAAAAATTTTGTATTATAAATTCGCTAAAATCCAAACACATTACATCAATAGAGCCATAGTAATTTTTTCCTATATGGTTTTTATATATAGATGATGAATCGGTGTTTGGGTATGCAATATTAAACGTAATTATTTCATTATTAGTATATATTGCTTTATTAATGTAATGAATATTATTGTGAATATTTTGTTCGTTGTGCTCTTGCCATAAATAAGTGTTAGGTTCAAATGAGTATATTTCCCAACTACTATCCATATTATACATTTGTATGAATTTCATTAAACCCTCTGCCAAATGCGTCCCGCAATCTAAAAATATTTTTTTCATACTATCTAATTATTATTTTGGTAAACACAATAAGTTATGACCAGATTTCGGTGATATATCAGTATGTGTTTTAATTTTATTTCCTAAATTGTTAATATCAAATACACCATTACGTTCATCATAGCACTCATAGTTTAAATCGGCTATAACATATAATAGTTCATCTATTTCTTTAAAATTTAAACCATCGTATAATTCTGTTATTAATACAGGTTTACATTCAGTTATAATAGGTTTAAGGGTTGGAATTATATTTTTATCATGTCCTTCAGCATCTATTTTGATTAAACTAATATTATTTATTAAATTATTGTGGTGTTCTTTTAAAAAATCGGCTGTATTTACAGCAAAAACATCCAATGGAATAGTATGGCCGGTGACCCCGATACCAGCATTTAAAGATTCCGCGTATCCGCCATTACAAAAACCATAGTCGGAATAATGAAAGGTTAAGTTTGTATTTTTTGTAGAACATGCTAAATTGTAAGGAATAATATTTTGATGTATGGTTGAATTTAATTCCAACACTTCATAAGCAACTGGATTTGGTTCGAATGAAATAACTTTATTTGCAAATAGTGAAAAAGCTATGGACATATTTCCTACTTGGGCACCAATATCTATTACATTTGAATTTGGTCTAATTAACTTCTTTATATTATTTAATATGGTATTGGTAAATAATTCGCGTTGCTCCCAATTTCCTTGATATGGGTGATTCCATTTATAATATTTAAAATTATATTCAATAATATTGTAATTAACAATACTGCTTGAATAGTGAAAGTTATTTTTTTTTAAAAATTGTATAACTTCTTCTCTGTATTCTTTAATTTCTTTTAACATAAAATTTTATTTTTAAATTTTTCTAATTCATTTAAAAGATTTGCTTCAGCGTGTCTTTTAAACTCCAATTGCTTATCAATTAAGTGTAAATATTTTTGATATGGATTATGGCGGTATTTAAAATTTTCTATAACTATTACTTCTTCTAGCACAAATTGTTGTATATTGTAATTACAGTTCTTCATTATATCACAACACAACATAACATATGTATCATCCACGCCATATGGTCCAAATGAATCAGGAATATCTGTTAATTTTAATAATTTAGTGGATAGCAAATTAAACCAACCACCACCGAATTTAAAATAATTTATACTTTTTAAATTTACATCACCACTAAAAGAATAGTTGACAATTTTAAAAGGATCAACATTCCTATATCTTTCTAAATTTGGTGATAAATTGATAAAATTTTTGTTTACTAAAGAATCCCAACTATTATCCCACATTTTCATTATTTCCGGTGATATAACGTAATAATCAATATTAATTTTTTTAGAAGATTCTATCAAATAAAAAAAATGCTCGGGTTTAAATATAACATCACAATCTAAATAAAGAATATTATCAGAGGTGGTTGAACGTACAGCTTCTCTTCTTTTATCATCACACCCCATACATTTATTATCATCATCAATCACAAACTGAATTTCCGCCCAATCCCACAATTTTTTTATTTGATTAAATTTATCGATGAAAAATTGTTTAGGTATTTGTGATTTTTTCCAGTCAACTAAATTTAAATTTAAAGTGGTATCTATTATTATTTTATCTTCCGGATTGAGATAATAACTACCAATTTTAAATTGTAATGATTGCCATTCAAACCAGTCTATTTCATGTGGTAGTAGATGAACTACTATATGCGTTTTCATTTTAGTAAATGTTTAAATTTATTTTTGTTTATTTTTATATATTCGGGCAAGTTTACATTATCTATCCAATATTTAAATTCATTTCTACCCAGAATATCTGTATTATTTTTTAAACTGTTAGAAATGCTGTTTTTAATATAATCATTATTATATTCTTGATGGCCAAAGTTTTCTATTTTGGTTTTAATTCTATCAACACCACCTTGATAAGAAAAATGCCAACCAGCATTATCAATATAGGTGTATGTAGTTTTATTTGGAGTATCTAAGTGATTTACACTTGCATTTTTAATATTTTTAAATTTACTATAATAAGTTCCGGCCCATTCTTCACTACTACGCATGTTAAGATACATAGAAAAAACCAATTGTTTACACTTATATATTTGATTATCATCTATAACATAACTAATATTTGGATTCCAAATTTCATCCAAATCCGATATATAGCACACGTCATCATCGGCAATTCCAGCATTAATTAAAGCATCTTTCATACATTCTTTTTGATAAAATTCACGCATCCAATGAAACTGCCCATATGGTACATTTGTAGTAGTTAAACAATTCAAATATTTTTGTTTATCAATAGTTGTTGATGCATTCAAAAATCTGAATTGAAGCTCCTCATACGATTTTGGGGTATCATCAACTATATGATGTATTATTTTGTGTGCATATTTTTTAAATAATTCTTTATTTTCATCATAAAATAATTTTTTATTTAATCCAGAAAAAGAAATGTTTGATTCAACAATTACAAATTTATCTACAACATTTTCAAGTGTATTTAATCTAATTTCTAATAATTCTAATTCATTAAAGAATATAAAGCAATCGTATATCATTTTAAGTAAATTTTTGTTTGATTAATAAATAAATTTAATTCTCTTTTACATTCATCGTATGTTTGTAAATTTCCAAATCTATCCATATAAATAAAATCTTTATATAAATTACAACCCATAGACCAATACCCGTTAGATATATTATGTCTTGCCCAATATTTTGGAGCAATAATTAATTTTGCTAACTCATTTGTTAAAGCTGGGAAATATCCAAAGCTAGAGTTGGATAAAATTAACCACTTTGCGTTTTTTATTATTGAATAATCCTCCCCAACACCCATGTGAAAAACATTATCGGATAACTCAGGTAATAAATTTTTTACACAATTTGGATTTTCGGTAATTACAGCAAAAGTCATTTGGGGATTAATACTTAGCATATGATTAATAGCATTAACCCAATATGTTCTAGATAAAAATAATGTATCATCACCCTCATAGTCCCGTATATTTAAAATACACACATCATCATTTGAAAAATCATATATATCATATTCGGGCTTAACACATAACCATTTTTTAATATCATTTTTATAATCATAAAAATAATCTTCCGATTGTAATAATCCATCTATTTTGCAATTATCATGTAACGATAACACATTATAATCAGTCAACCGTATATCACACCCTATAGTTGCATCGTGCTGACTAGTATTTAATTTGATTCTACATTCTTTTTCTTTGTAGTAATTAGTAATTGCGCTAATATCAACAGGCAATCCTAAATCCAAATCCATAAAATACACTCCTTTATCGTTGTATCTTCTATCTCCAAAGTTTTCTAAACCAGTGAAACCAAATTCATACCCATTGCGTAGTGCAATAGCTCTTGTTGTAACATATACAGCAAGTTGGTTTCCAAAACCCTGTCCATAATAAAATTCGGTTGTTATCATTAGATATAAATTTTATAGTTAATTGGATATTAAGTTATTATAATTATGATTTTTTCCATGAAAGCCAAATGTTAATATACCATTATTTTCCGGTATTGGTGTTTCAAAAGAAAATTTTGATGCAACATCAATTGGTGCAAATTTACAACCATTTGCTTCATAAATGTGCTTGTTATGACAACAAAAAAATCCATCTTCGTTGTAAAACCCAAAGTAAGACTTCCACTCAAGATCCAATTCACTAGCTAATCTAAGTAGTTTTTTACTTCGCAGTGAAAAACCACCATTTCCAACTCGTTGTAAGTTACCATAACTATCTTTAAATGAAAAATCATCTTCAGGTATTGGCCACGGAGCTCCTATATAATCATATTCTAAAAACAAACCATCCCATTGTTCTGCATTAACAACAAACCCATCCTCTTGTATAATAAGGGCAAATTCAGTATTAATATATTTATGTAATTCATATACAATAAATTTACTGTATTCATCGGTATTTAGTATGGGGTTAATTTTAATAACATCTATATTATCTAACACACATTCTTCACTTGTTAATAATAAAACATTTTTAAATTCAATATTTTTTACAGAATATTGTAACGCTTTTATAGCACGTTGCACATTAACAGATGTAACACATACTAGTGTAACATTTTCTAAATACTTTTTGTATTTTTTAGTAATGTAGTGCACTTCTTTTTCTATAATTTTATCATTAACTATTGTATTTGTTGTTCTGTTAGGATGTTCTCTATTTACAACAGTAACATAGTTACAAATACTTGGTAGTCCAAATTTATCATACAAACGTTTATAATAGTCAACATCAACCAACCATATTAGATTTTCATCAAACTCCAAAACATTTTTATTTTTAAACATTAAAACACTGGGTGAACTAATAGTATTTTCACCATAATGAATATTATCGTGATATTTAGGATATACTGTGTTGTAAAAATTTATTCCATCATTGGAATGACAGCAAGCTGTCACCATCCAATGGTTGTAATTTCCTACAAAATGATATATTTGATAGTATAAACTGTTTTCATCTACCAAAAAATCATCTTGACAAAGTATTTTTATAACATCACCCGAAGCCTTTGATATTACATTGTTTAAATTGGGCGCAAGTGTTCCGTATTTTTTTTGATAAAAAAAGTGTTTTATATTTAATTTATTAGACCATTCATAACACAAATTTTTTATTTCATCATTTTTACTATGATCTGAAATAATAATTTCAAAGTTAGTGTAAGTTTGTTTGGCTAATTTTTGAAAAGAAAAATCTAAATATTTTTTTCCGTTTCCACCCATTTCATATGTTGGTATGCATACACTAATTAAAGGTAAATTATTCATTTTAAAAAACTTTTTTTAATTTGCTTATATTCATTGTAATGTTATTTGGCGCATTAATTGGTGCGTTGATGGGTTTTGTATCAAATTCTTTTTTTGTAAGACTATGCCAAGTTTTTATTTCAGTACCTACATTATAAATACCAAAACAATTTTTATAAATTAACTTTATAATTAACTCTGATATTTTATTTACATAATCACCATTTGTAAATTGATTATCCCATGCGTTTTTATATGGAAATGGGTATGGTTTATGAGATGTTCTAACTATTAAATAGTTTTTACATTTTAATTGTATGTGGGCATCACCAAGTAATTTTGTGTAACCATACCAGGTTTCTAAATGAACAGGAACATCTTCCTCTGATGCTTCTGTTTTAGAATTTGCATAAATATAATCAGTAGATATATGAGCAAGTTTTTTTCCTGTCTCGTTACAAAAATTTACTAATGTATCAACAAACTCATAATTTACTTTCCAATGCAATTCTTTATTATTTGAATATGTGTCTGTATTTGCTATGCAATTAATGATAACGTCATATTCAGAAAGTTTAAACATCCATTGGTTAAAGTCAAAAATATCTATTCCATCTTTTTTTCTTGAAATATAATCCCAATTAGTTTGTTTAACCAATTCAGAACCTAATAAACCATCACCAAGAATTACTATTTTCATTTAAAATTTTTTACAACGGATTCAATATATTCAAAAACTACATCAGTATAGTGTGGTGCGGCCCCAATAAAAAATACTTTATCTAAAACTTTATTAGCTTCAGGATAGTTTGATGAATTGTCTAAAAATGAATATCCCGGATGTAACAAAATATTACCTGCAAAATAATTTCTCGTCTGAATTTTATTTTTTTCCAAATGTTCAACTAATTTATGCTTTAACCCTTCTTCTTCACAAACAAATGGAGTACCAAACCAACTTACATCCGCTTTATCCAAAGATTTAATACCCCTAATTCCTTTTATATTTGAGGTAAAAATATTCTCAATTGTTTCTTTTGATTTTTTTCTATTAGTTTCAATCTCATCAAATTTATCCAATTGAACAGAACCTATAGCCCCCTGTAAATCCAATGGTTTTAAATTATAGCCCATATTTGAAAAAACATATTTATGGTCTATTATACCATCATATGAATCTAACCAATTATTAAATCTTTTACCACAAGTACCACAACTTAACAAATTAGCTGAACCCACGCAGTAGCAATCTCTACCCCACCATGCTATACTTGTTAATAATTTTTTTAATTCTTCTTCATTAGTCCCAATCAACCCACCTTCTCCAGTAGAAATATGGTGTGCTGGGTAGAATGAATTTGAGTATGCTATATAATACTCATTTAAATATTTGCCACCCCATTTTGAACCCAAACTATCACAGTTATCTCCAATTAGTTTTAAATTGTATTTTTCACAAATTTCAATAAGTTTATCAAAATCTGGCGGATTGCCTAAAACGGGGGAAACAAATATTGCTTTAGTTTTATTTGTTATTTTTGATTCTATTTGATTTAAATCAAAATTCAAAGTATCCCATTCAATATCTACAAATACAGGCTTAAGTCTATTTTGATATAAAACAGATATTGTTGTGGCAAAACCAACAGGTGAAACAATAACTTCATCATCATCTTCCCAACCAAAATATTTTTTTAAAGCGGTTATCATTACTAAATTTGCAGAGCTACCTGAGTTTACCATTTGGTTGAATTTTGAATTAAATTTTTTACCAAATTTTCTTTCAAATTTCCAAACTTCTTCTCCAGCAGTAATCCATTTACCATTTAAAAATGTATTAACAGCAGCTTCTATTTCTTTATTATCCCAATATGGGCCTGAGTAGTAAATGGGTGTAGTTCCCGCTTTGAATTCTTTAGAATTGTATATGTAGGGGGCTACATGATTTCCAATTAAAGATTTAATTTCATTTTGTAAAATCATATTTTAATTTTTGTATTTTATTTTTTAAATTTATATAAAAACTATTTTATATAGAGTTATACAAAGTATTTAAAATTTGTTTGATCATATTTAGTATAAAGACCATAGCATGGCACAACACCCCATAAAGGAATATATACTTCATTTGAAATACCAAAAAATAAAGAACTTAATGCATAATTACTTTTTGATAAAATTAATGTTTCGCAATTACACAATAAAAACAAATCATAAGACTCATCAGTATTTGAAATACATTTGTAAGGAATATCCTCTAAATTTTCTTTTGGGTTTGTAATAACAATCACTTCATAATCAGTCTTATCTTTTTTTAAAGAATCTACAATAGATTGTATTCTATTAAATGGTATCGGTGCTTGTCCGCTACAATTTGGATTTATTCTTAAAACATCATCATGTGTAATATGATTTGCTATATTACCATTTTCAATATGATTTTTAAAGTGAGTTGCACACACTCGCCCATCATAATCCGGTCTATTTCTAACATCCTCAAGCCGCAAATGTATTAGAATAGTTTTTTTAGGATTAAATGGTATTGTATAACCGTTTGCAGCGCCTCTATCCATAAATGAATTTTTTATATCGGATGTATAGAGCTGTTTAAATGCTGAAAACATATCAATCTTCACATTAAGTAATGTTCTTGAAAAGGTTTCAAAGTGAGTTGGTGCAGCTAAATCAACAAATTGTGTAAAATCTTCATTTTGAATTGTAGAATTATGCTTATCTATAATATCAAATAAAGTTTGTACAAAAATAGTACGATTGTAATTTTGATTATAATAATTATATGCCCGTATAATGTCCCTACTATGATACCTGATATACATTTTGTTGTTTACGGCATATAGTATTTGTGCTACCATATCCGCTATATTACCACCAAGCCTATCACTTGAACCAAATAAATCTATATACATATTATTTTGATAATTTATTTCTCCAATAATTTAATAAATCTTCCATAGTTTGTTGAATTGTTATTTTAGGCTCCCAACCTGTCAAATTAACCAATTCAGTAGAGTCTCCGATTTGAACCTGTATATCAATTGGTCTGTAATATGGTTCATATATTTTTTGTTCTACTTCACCATATTCAAACATAGATGAATTAATTAACAAATCGGTGTAGTATTGCATTTTATGAACTTCGCTACCACACACATTATAAACATTACCATTACTTTTTGGATTTAGCATCAATAAGTAATAAGCATTTACACAATCTCTAACATCAATAACTACTCGCTCAGTTTGTAGGTTTCCAATCTTTAATATTTTTTCTTGTAACCCAAGTTCCATACAAGCTATTTGATATGCATCGGAACTTATACTAAATATCTTACCCCTACGCGGTCCTGTATGACTGAATGCTCTAGTTACAAACCCATCTAAAAACCCATTACTAGTTCTCTCCTGAATGTATAAATCCATAGCTGCTTTTGATGCTCCATATGGATTGCTTGGTTTAATAGGCGTATCAACCGTCAATTTACCAACATCTTTACAAGTATCACCATAAACTTCACTTGTTGAACAAAACATTAATCTGGTTTTAGATCCTTCCAATGCTGTTATTAAATTCATAGTTGCCGTAACATTTTCTTCATAAGTTAAAATTGGGTCTTTAAAACTTGTAGGTGGGTGTGATTGAGCTGCAAGATGGAATACTCCATCAAACTTTTCATTTTTTAAAAGCTTATCAATACTATAATAGTGCTTTAAATCTAAATAATGAAATTTAATTTTATTAAGTTCATCTAAACTCATAATATCAATTAAATCCAATTCCCTACCATTTGCCGTTCTAACTATACCATGAACTTCGTGTCCATTTTCTAATAACAGTTTTGCCAAATTAGGACCTGCAAATCCTGTAATTCCTGTGATGAGATATTTCATTTTTATTTATTTTTATTTATTATTTAACAATATATGTAATTAACACAATCATACCAAAAGAATGATTTGTTAGTTGTTCCCCAGCCTGTTATACCACTATCAGCTTTTAAACAATCAATTTGTAATTCTGGTTTATATGATTGTTTAATAGCCGTTGATAAATGGGCTCCACCTGACCAAAGACATATAAATCGTTTACATGAATAAATTAAATCAGTATAGTTAAAAATACCATTTGTTTTTATTGGTATAAACCCAAAAGTATTTAACAAATCAATATCAATAACCGATTTTCCATAACTATTTTCACTTAAAGAATATATAACTTTTTCATTTTTAAATGATTCAATATGATTCAAAATCACATTAGTATTGTGAGAATAGTTTGCAACGGATGCGGCATTTAAATCTAAAAATATATAATCATTATATTCTTTTAAATTATTTGGTTTATAATAAATTTTAGGATAATCACTATCGCCATTCATACCATATAGATTTTCTATATTCTTATGTATGGATAGTGATGTATTAAATTCTACTACATTATTTAATGCTAACCCCCAATTTTCTATATGCCCACAATTTGCTTCATCTGACGAAAACCCTTTGATATATGGATTAGATTTCCATATTAAATCATAATGTTTCATATCTCTAAATACGGACTTATCGCTGATATAACAATCAAATCCGTTTTTATGAAACACTTCTGGTAAAGTTGAAAACGCTAAGTGGTCTCCTAACCCTCCCCAATTTATGTATAATATTTTTTTCATTGTTATTTTTTATCTTAAATTCCAAGAAGCTTGTGGGTCGGAAATATTTGAAAATATAGTTCCATTAAAATTATTAATTACAGTTTGATGCAATCCCAAAGCGTCTTGAGAATTGTTATAACTATGGTATTCTATACCTATATATTTAAAATCATTTAAGCTATGTAATATAGTTGGTAAAATATCATACTCACCGCCTTCACAATCTATTTTAAAATATGTACAACCATTGATTAAATATTTATCAATTGTTTCAGTTTTACAATGTGAAACTTTACCTCCAATCTGATATATGGATGAACCTCCACTATTTGTTTCCGGTGTAGATATGTATATATCACCATCTTCCACATTTGTAATAGCCGTTTGATGTAATTCAAAATCGTTTTCTGAAAATCCATTAAGTATTATATTTTTTTTAAAGTTTTCAAAATTTTCCAATACGGGTTCAAAAGCTATAACTTTACATCCAAACCTTTTTTTAATATAGATTGAAAACATACCAACATTTGCACCAATATCAATAACGGTATCATTTTCATTCAAAGATATTGCTTCTAAACCATAAAAGTTATTCAAAAATTCATTCCAAACATAAGGTACAGTATCTGACCTTTTTTTGTCTTGAAATGTAAATAACTGATCATCTTTTGTAAATGTAAAAATTTCTGTGTTCATTTTGTTTTAAATTTTATTTTATCAAGCAATGTACTAAACCACTTGAATTCATATATAATATTTTTTCATTTTAATTGATATAAAAAATTAAATGCGCTAATATCTTCTATTTCATTAAAGTTATTTTCATTAAAAGTACTAATTGGTTTTTTTCCGTGACACGCATTACCCCTTTCAACTTTAGAAACAAATTCAGAATATGTTCTTATATAGTAATGGTTAAGTTGAGCGATGTTGTCATTAGCCAAGTAATTATGTGAGGCGGTGCCTCTGTTAAAATTCGGGTCCACCCACATTTCAGTATCCCAATGATTATTGTGTTTCATTTCAGGTCTTAATTTACAAATACTTTTAAATTGGTGGTGTAAATCTTTTTTTCTTTTTGTGAACCTTTTAACTGAACTAGTTTCAGAATAATCAAAATCTTTTATATTGTTATCTCCAAACATCGCCCAATTTATTACTAAACAATTAAAATCTTTATAATCGTCTATAAATAATTTTATGTCTTTTGTTTTTTTCAATACTAAAAATTCGTCTACATCAAAAAAAGCAGCCCATTCATATTCTGTGTGATATTTTTTTGCAAAATCTACATAACATTTTGTTTGTATATTTTTAACCCATTCAGGCTCATTTGATTCCACATAGTTTGAGAACGATTTACCATCATAAATGTGAAAATGCACCCTTTCGTTTGGTATTGGATTTTTAAATCTCCAATCGTTTTGGAAAATATGAATATCATCAAATCCAAGAAGTAAATGGTAATCAATCCATTCTTGTAAATAGTAATCTTCTTCTTTAGCTATACAAACTAACGATATCTTTTTTTTCATATAATATTAGTTATAATTAGGTGTGTATAGTGAATTAATTTTAAAATCATTATTATACAATGCGTACATAGCTCTTTCTAATAAATATGCTTCTCCAGGCTGTTTACTCCAAGAACAATACATTTTCATAGTATTATAAAAATTTAAATTATATCGTAAAATATCCTGTTTATTAAAAATGTAATTACAACCAGGAGCAAATCGTGTGTAATCATAAAGTATTGGATTTTCAAATATTGAAAACATTAAATCTTGATAGGTTGATACATATTTGTATCCAAATTGACCGTTAACCTGACCATTAACGATGGATATATGTTCGTAGTATTCATCGGTATCTTCTGTTACAAATCCAGAGCAACCATTGGTGAATTGAGGTGCTTCTCGTATATAATTTTCAATTGGTGTAAATGTTTGATTATTTATAATTTTAATAAATTTTAAAAAACCACAATGTCTAGGAACTACATTTCCTTTACAAAAAATAATTACTTCTGGCAAATTATAATAATTATTTGTAATATAATCAAATATATCATATACATTTGCACCAACATTTTTTTGGTGTATTATTTTATCAGATGGTTCAAATCTATGAGCCTTATCATAAATTAAGTAATTATCTGTAAAATCAAAAAACCAAGATTCTTCCAATGCTTCTGGTAACATATTATAATCTGTTATAACTAGCAATGCATCATTAGTAATAATTTTTGGAAATTTATATACTGGGTGTTTTTTTTGAATTATCATAATGTAATTTTTAAGATTAAATTTTAAATTACTAACCAATTTTGTGGATATAGATAGGATAGATTTCTATCTTCAGAAAACCATTTAGTGGGGGCAATCACTTTTTTATTTATATTTTTATTTAAAAATGCGCCCCACCAACTAAAAGTACTATTACATATCACATTATGATGGCACAATGACATTAAACACATATCTTCAAATTGATTTCCTTGAATAAAAACAACTCCATCAGGAAATACTTGCTTACACCAATCAATATCATCGGAAAATATCAAAAAAGTATAGTCGTTATCATTAAAGTAATTTAAAGCTTCTTGAATATATTCGGGTGTAATCACCCAATAGTCGGAATGATTAATATAGTCTTGTCTACGAACGTGAATAGATACTGGATTTTTATACAAATTAATTATTTGATTACATTTAGTAAGTATGTGGGGTTTAAATTTGAATTCTTTTATTATTTCTTCTTCATGTCCGCTGATGTATTCATAGGTTTGAAAATACCCATCTATAACAACATTATCCCCCTCTATGTTTCCTATTGTACAATTTAAATCAAATCCCTCTAATAAATCCAATTTATAGGGAATCCAAATATTATTGGTAAAGTCAAAACAACCATTTTTTTTTATATTTGTATTATCCGGCAATATAATAGGTTGTTTCATAGCAATTGAAATGACTTTTAAGGCAGCATACTGAAACATTTGGTTTCCCAATCTTCCACTATAACCAATACTTTTATGTGTTATCATAACATTCTAAAAAATATGTTTGATCTATTTCAACTGAAAGAATTTTATTAAAGCCCAAGTCTAGGGCTTTTAGTATGCCATCTCCATGATGAGTGCATGTTTCAAAAAATATATTATGATTAAATTTATATTTTTTGGATAATTCAAAAAAAGTTAATCCTTTAATTCCTTCAACTGTGACTTGAGAATGTGTTTTATATATCATATAATTTGCTTATTAATCCAATAATATGTGTCTAAAATTCCATCATAAAGTGATTTAGTTGGCTCCCACTTCATTTTTTCTTTATATAATGTATTATCTGAATTTCTGCCTCTAACACCAACCGGACATTTGAATCCATATTTTTCTTTAAATTCACTACCACCTATATTTTTGATAGTAATGTTTTTACCTGAAGCATCAATAGCAAATTGTGCAAGTTGATTAATAGTAACCATTTCTTCTGAACCAATATTAACCGGGCCTAAAAACCCATCTTGCCTCATAAACCTCAATACTGCTTCTACACATTCATCAATATAAAGAAATGAACGAGTTTGTTGTCCATCACCCCAAACCTCTATCTCACCACCATCAGGAGTTTCTGCTGCTTTTCTACACATAGCGGCTGGTGCTTTTTCTTTACCACCTTTCCAAGTTCCCATAGGACCAAATATGTTATGAAATCTAGCTACTCTAACATCTAAACCATAATTGCGATTAAATGCTAAAAATAAGCGCTCACTAAATAATTTTTCCCACCCATATTCAGAATCGGGATTTGCAGGATAAGCGGAGGATTCTTCGCAATTTGGGTTATTTGGGTCTAATTGATTATGTTCAGGATACATACAAGCTGATGAACTATAAAAGATTCGTTTTATGGAATGTCTAATTGCTTCAGGAGTCACATTTAAATTAATTAAGGCTGAGTTGTGCATTACATTTGCATCGTTCTCACCTGTAAAAATATACCCCGCCCCACCCATATCGGCTGCTAATTGATATACTTCATCAAATGACAGTTCTTTATCGGCTAATGAGCGTTGATTTGGAGAAAACATTACTCTACTTACTAACTTTGGGTCTCGTAAATCTCCGCAGATATATTCATCACAAATATCTTCATTGTTCCAATATTCGTGTTTGGGTTTAATGTCTACTATACGAACCCAAAATCCTTCATTTTTAAGTCGCTTTGCCAAATGGCCTCCAATAAAGCCTCCCCCACCTAATACTAATGCTGTTTTCATAATGTTTCGTAATAGTTGTTTTGTTTTTCTTGCCTTTCAATTGTTTTGGGATGATACAACGACCACTCTTCTTCCATAGGAAGGTAAGCGAATTGTTTATGTCCATCAAGTCTCTCATGTACTTTATTTATCCATTTTATTTCAGGAGTGTTTCTATAAATACGAGTTTGAAAATCAGGCCAATTCACCCATCCATTTTCATTTACATTCCA